AATAATCCGTTCCTTAGAAAGTCCACAGTAGTCAATGTGGTACAACCCGTGGATCTCCGGTACCATCAATCCCTTATTCGTCTCCTCAACCACGAAGTCAACAGCCTCCGGGAACTTGATGATATCATTCACCACAATAGTCGGGACATGCAGAAAGTGTTCGGGGAATTCCGCGATCCAGCTATGCACCCTTTGGAATCGCTTCAACTCTCGCCCTTTCCAACCCTTGGATTCCCGTAGAACGTCGTCATCTCGTACTCGTATCATTACTCCTCCCATTTCCCGGCTTTGAGTGCAGCCAGGACCTGTTCCAATCGACCATCATTCTCGTACCAGTGAGTAAAGATCTCTTTTCCCACCAAGTATTCAAGGGGGTTCTTCTTCTCCACACCCAGTTTCTGGTAGAGGCCATTTCGTCCGCGAAGCTTTGTGACATCAGAGCACGTGACTATCCTGAGCCCTGCCTTCCCAGCCGCCTTCCACATGTACTCCTGCCCGGGAGCCTCTCCAGCACCCCACGGGGTGTACCAGATAGTTGGTGTTACTCCAAGATTGTTCTCCATCCACCCTTTAGCCCGCTTCAGGCTCTCCAGTATCTCCTCATAGGAGAGGCTTCCATAATCGATATGGCGCTCTCCATGAAGCTGAGGGCGCATCTCTCCCTTCTCTGTGCACTCACCGATATACTCAATGCACTCTGGGAATTCCTGAATCTCCGTGGTTAGGATAGCCGGAACGTGCAATACCCTGTGGTACTTAACTGCCATAGTGTAATCAACCCGCTGAATAGCCTCATGCACCTCCTTGAAGCGCGCAAACGGATCCTTCCAATACACAGGAGTGCCCCACATCAGGACATCATCATTTCGTACACGGATCATTGACTACTCCAAACAGCTTCTTGCTCCCGGCACCATACACGACGTACGGCACCAACAGCTTGGTTGCGATGCTCTTTACGATCTTCTCTTCCTTGCCACGCTGAAGATCATCAAACACCATGATGGCTTTCGGATCAAACAAACTGAAATACTTGACGAACCCGGCCCTGTACTGCGGCGGGCCATCAATGAGCAGGAGGTCGTACTTCAGGCCCTTTAGGTGGGACTTTAGGATATTGGCGTCGTACCACCGATCACCCTTGTGGTTCTTCAATGGCTTGTGCCACGCCAGCGGAGTGTAGAAGTACGTAGACTTGTACTTGTCCATCCACGCCTTATCGTGCTCTACCGAATACATCTTGTAGTGTTTGGCGAGCCGCTCGGTCCCTGCACCGCTGCCCAGCTCCAAAATGGTGCTGCCCTCCGGGAGGGTCTTGCGGATGTACTCATACAGGCCGTCGTCGATCTCGTATTCACTCATTTTGTTCCCTTCATCAACAGCACAGGCTCGCAGAGATAGTGACGAGAGATCATGTTTTCCTCACCCTGTAGGTTTTCGATACCCCGAAATCCGGCGTTCCTAAACAAGAGGAAGAGCTTCATTGCATAGAAACCGTTATAGTGGGCCATCCCCGGTTTCTCATTCTTGCCATACACCGAGGTAGTCCAGATGTGAATCGCAGCCTCATTCCCTTCCATGAAGGCATAAGTCAAGTGGGCTATGACTTTCATGAAATCAGGAACCTCGATATAGGCCACGCCACCGGGTTTCAACACTCGATAAATCTCAGATAGCATCACAGGTGCCTTATCTCGTGTCACATGCTCCAGCACATGTACGGCGACTACCTCCTCAAATACGTTATCCTTGAACGGGAGCTGAGTGCCGTCACCAAGAATGTCTATCTCATCACCATCACAAGCCCTAACCATATCGAGATTAATCCACTCAGGATCCTTATACCTTCCTTTGACTTCACCGCACCCAACTTGTAGTTTCATAGTCCCTTTACCTTTAGGCTCTTTCAAACTCGTAGCCGAAGTAGTCAATGTCTCTCTTGTAGACTGCATGGACCATATCAACTAATTCATCATTGTAGTAAAAACTGTAGTGTTCTGTAGCGCCGTGCGATATGTTAATCTTCGGAAGCTTCCAATGTTTGCGGGGTGGAAGCGAGTATATGCTGTTTATCCTATTAAGCACCGTTTCGAAATCAGATTCGATGTTCTCAAATCGTCCAATGAAATCCATCTCAATACGCTCATGCATAATCATACTGAGCTGAGGGATTGAGAGCCTTGTTGGGTATCTAGAACATCGTCGATTAGGAGCCCGTCGATTAGGAAACAAAACGTGAGGCACCCAATTCTGAAACTTCTTTACATTGAATAGATCGTCTCTAAACAAGAATCTATTTCTCCAATTTGTGCATTCCCGGGTGTAACTAGACACCAATCTGTCCCACGGATTCCTAACGAAAGCAAACTTGAATCGAGATTCGATCTCCTCTCCAAGGATCTGTTCATATTCTTTGAGGGTGTAGTGTTGAGCGTTCGGATAGAAGACTATGTCGTGCCTAGCCTGCGAGTTGGGATCTGCTGTGCCTAATCGAAACAGCCGAGCCTGCATAGAGCTGCTCCCTGTCTTCGGAATCCCAACAAATACGAAATTGAACTCAGGAAAAGAAATCATTAGCTATCAGACTCCTTAGGCTCCACATCTACAGGATGTTCTTCAAGTTTCATGAGTGCTGCCTTCTTCTCCTCCTCTAGCTCCTTACGATACTGAGCCTTACGCTCCGCAGCGACATCACCGTGCTCTTTTACTTCTTTGTATTCCATCATGCCGTAATACGCGTCGAGCCCTTCTCTTCTATCGATCTCCTCAAACTTCTTATCGAACTTGTACTCAATTAGCTTATTTCCCATCTTCTTTGCCATCTTTGAAGCCTCGACCAATCTGCTCCTCACCTCGGGGTCATTGGTCAGCCAGTATGCTTCTCGGATAACCTCGCAGATGGATCGGAATCTAGATGAGCGAATGAACTTCTTGTCAGCCATCAGTAGTCCTTGTAGTGCCAAGTAGTAGCCGAGCGCCGAGGGTTTCTACGAGGCCTTCCAAACGTGTCTTGAAAAACATCATCGGGAGTGTCCTCGTTTCCTGCGAAACCGGAAAGCTCCCTGCGCTCGGTGTCTCTAAGCCGAAACTCGAATGCCTTCTGTGCGTCGACCCACACGTTGTCTGGCTGGACCGGCACATCTGGCAGCACAACTTGACCGGACAAAACTGTCCACAGCGCCATGATAAAGGCATCCGGAACGTGGTCACCACGGACGGCGTCATGGATGATCCAGCCCTTCTGGCGCATCTCAGCGTCACCGCTCCTAGCCTGGGCGCGGAGGAGCTGGTCATGTAGGAAGTCACAGTTGACATCATCAAAGTAGATGTTCGGCGGCTTAGGTTGGGCGAGGTTGTTGAGGAACTCATAGGTCTCCCGTCGCCAGTTCTCTTGATTCCAGCGACCCTTCTTGTCCTTCACCCGGAACGTGTAATCCGTAGGCCAATGGCGCCCCTCTTCCTCAAACACACCCAATTCATTCAACACAGGAGGATCCGCATCGAAGATCGTCAATACCCAGTCACTCGGATTGCCACCGGCTTTTCTAATCCATCCGGGAACCAAATCTCGTACAATGTCCATCTTAGACATGATCGGCTTGGGATCATTGTCAAAATACTCGTTGGTGACAAGCACTCTAACTCCATCGAAGCCAAGCAGACATGCAGCAAAGTTCTTAGGACCTTGGTCAATACCAAGAACATAAACACAATTCTCGTGGGCAGCTCTTGGAATAACCGTAAGGTGACGTTCTGCGAGCGTTGGGAACATGGAACCCTCTGCGCTCGCCATGAGTCCCTCAAACTCCGAAGCAAACTCCGCATCTGTCAGTTCCTGTCTGGCTGCTGCCAGCTCTGAGGCAACGTACTCAGGGTTTTGGTCGGGGGACATAGAGTACTTGAGGAGTGAAACGTTCCAAGGGCACCCAGCGGCGATTGTTCGCTCACTGGCCGGAATCCTTCTAGTCCTCCCACGTTCGTCCTTCCCCGTCATGTTGACAAATCGGCCAAGGATACCACCAAACCCTTGAGGAGTACCAAGCAAAATGGTCCGGCCCAAGCGGGATGTCATCCGTGCCCGTAGGTGATTGTAGATGTCGTCCGGAACCCATCCAGGCTCCGCAATCAATGCAAGCTCTAACTCCCGGCCAGTAATCGAACCCTTGGCCCTCGCACTCTTGATCTTCAGTACTGATCCCCATCTGCTCTCCAATGTGAGTTCTTCGGTCTTTCGATCCTCTCTACGGGTAATTATATGTTTTGTGTACGGAAAAAACAAGGTATTTAGGAATTTATCTAGATATTCTGTCTCAGAGGAGGCATCTCCGTATACCCTGGCCAGGATCCAGACCTCCACTCCCGGGATGAGAAAGGCCAGCAGAGCGAACATAGCCAGGAGGTAGGACTTCCCCGCCCTGGCAGCGCCTAGGCCAGCAATGTTGCGTTCTGGGGCACTTAGGGCAATGACTTGCCCAGGGTGCGGCTTCTTTCGGTTGTCCGCCCTGGACAGGATAGACATGCGGCGCTCGAACAGGGTCTTAGCCCCTTCGTCCGGGTCGATGCCTACGTCTCGGCGAAAGCGGTCCAGGCGAAGGTTCTCGATCTCCTTCAGGGGAAAGGACTCATGACAGCAGGGACAGTGGGCTGTAGAGGCGCGCCACAGCAAATCCACCCACATCATGATGAGGTTTGCGTCGGCGCCGGGGTCGGCCATCTTCTCCAGGGCCGTGATGGCCTTGAAGCGGGACGCCCCGGGGGCATTGGGGTCGTCGCGGATGGACTCCAGGCGGTCATAGATGAACCGCCGGATGTTATCGTATTCGATGTCTGAGGTGTTCGACAGGACTTGCTGGGCGGTAACTTCACGGTCCAGCTTCTGGGCGAGCTGCACCCGGTAGCGCATGACGCGCTGGGCGCGGGAGAGATTCTGTGCTTTGGTAGTTTCCGGGCTCTTGGGCTCGCAGGCCCAACCGAAGGCTAGGCGGGCTGCTTCTACGCAACCCATGTTCTCGTAGACCATCAGCTCTGCGAACCGTTTCTCCTTCGCAGAGATCTTCTTCTTTCTACGAGAGGGCTGGGCCTTGGGCGTACCCGGTGTATCGCTCGTGTTGGGCATCACTCTCCCTCTTGGTCAGAGCCATTCTGACCCTCTATCTTCCTCAGAGGTCTCGAACGGATCGTAGTTCGGGGCTCCTGGGTGCTCGGGTGTGGTGTTGTCTAGCGCCTCCTGTAAAGCTTCCTCCACGGTCTTGCGCTTGCGCCCGAGTTCTCCTACGTACTTCTCTCGGAGCTTATCTGTCAGCTCCGCTTCATTCATTTCAGCAGGTAGCCTTGCTTGAGGTTCGTTGCGACCTTGGCCTTCTTTCGATGCCTCGTCTTGGTGGCCCTCTCTACAGTACCATAATGTTCTATCTGATACTCTCGGTTCTTTCGCGCGTTATCTGCCGCCGCGGCTGCTTCTCCAGCGGCTTTAACAATACGACCAAGATTATAAACACCTTCAGCAACAGTTGCGGCTGTCGCTACCTTCGTTGCCACTCCACCCACCACACGGGCAGCATTAGAACGAACTATCTTCTTTACCAAATTCTTTGTTGCTCTAAAACTGGCACTCTTAGGCAGAGGGTTAGTTCCTTTTACTGCATTTTTTATTAGTTGTGACCTCTCAGACTCAGTTTCACTAAGTACCATTCGCAGTCTCTCTGCTTGGTTTGGGATGCGTACTCCCTCAGGACGCATCAATTCATCAGGTAGCTGCGACAAAGTTCTGCCAGTCATTTCGGATTGATTCATCATAGCGCGACGGTTCTGTATTCTAAGTTGTCGCCGCATTGCGGCGTACTCATCATCAGTTGCCTCAACGACGCGCGCCATTCCTCTCTCTCGATCAGATGCTGATTCCAAGATTCGGTGTTGTCTACCTATCCGTGTTTGACGCCCCATTCGAAGGTCACGCTGTCTGGCGTTCTCTTCGTAGAGATTAGGCTCACGATTTAGATCTGGAGTTAGTTCAGGCATGGGACGTTCGCCTGCTTCTGGAGTATAGACAGGTAATTTCTTATTAAAGCGTCCTACGCGTTTAGGCTTACTCATTACGGCGCTTCCTCCAGCTTCTTTAGGATCTTTCCAACATCCTCTTTGATGTCAGCGATCTGCTCAGCCATCACGTCGATGCTCTTGGTAACCTGCTGTTGCTCCTTGATGTCCTCTTCATGCTCTCTGAGAACAGCCTGAATAGTGCGTTGGTTCATAGAATTGGCGATCGTGTTCCCAGCCGCACCTACAATGGCAGCTCCCATGACGAAAATCGAGACTCCAACAACAACAGCTTTCATAGTACTTCCTTCTTTTTCCATTATTCAATCCTCAGATTGAACCCGTCTGGAATGACATGGGCTGGGGGTTCCTCTGGGTCGTACTCTACGTGAATGTGATCTTTCTCTAACAGCACATCGTAGTCATCGCCGAGTTCGACTTGCATTCTTTCGGCCCATAGCCGGGCCTCCAATTTCTCATTGCCTATGATGTTCTTAGTCCGGATATCAAAAGCGCGATTCTTGTAATGTAATGACCCGCTCATATGCTCGCTGTCATTGGCACTGGTGATCCACACCGTGCCCTTCTCCAGCATAGGAGCTGTCGCTCTGGCTACATCAATGATCCGGACCATGACCGGATCAAAGTGCGCCCCGTTAATGTGCACCCCGTCTTTCAGGCAGAGATTAGGCATGAATACGTAGCAGCCTAAGACAGCGCCTGCGGCGAGTTCCGTTATCACATGTTACCCCTTCGGCTTCCACTTGCCGCCCCTCTTGAACAACCGCTTAGCCTCGATTGTCTCCCCAGTCTTAGGGTTCTTGGCAATCCGAATCTTCTTCGTGATCCCGTTCTTGATGATCGTCTTGACGAAGACGACTGTTCCTTTGGGGAGAGGCACTTACTCCTCCGGAGTAGCGGCGATCGCCGCTGCATCACGTACCCAAGTCAGAACCTCAACAGCCGCCGCCACCTTCTCGGGGTCAACAAGGCCGTCGCCCACGCGGGCGTCCAGCTCACTGCGGACCTGAAGAATCAACAACTCCACGAGCTGCTTGTCGGCGTCATCGAGCTTATCCCACGGGATCAGCGTACGAACCTGCTCTTCAAGGACATCGATCGGCACGGTCTCGCCATTTGCAAACGAGATGACGGAATCCACGATCTCGATAACCTTGTCAGCACGATCGGCCTTACCATTAATGACCTTCAGGGTCGCGTACTGCACGCCGATGCGAGCCGCCGCCTTCTGCCCATCAGAGGTCGAAAGAGAGGCGCATCCCATCGTCATGAACAGCCCGCTAACCAGTGCAATGATCTTCTTAATCACTTCTTTTCTCCTTGCTTGATATTGGGAAACTTCCTGCGCACCGCAGCCTTGACCTTGGCGATAACTCCCGGCGTACCAAACTGCGAGGCCCGGGCCAGAGCGTTCCTAGCGTGTGCTTCATCCGGGATCGGGTACTTCCCCTTCCCACCGTAGCCTTCCTTACCGGGAACAGCGAATGTACCCTTGGAGAGCTTAGCCTTTTCTTTGTAACTCATCGTAGCCATTGTGCGGCTCCTATGTAGTGATCTTCTTCTTGAGGCACGCCTGTTGAAACTCGGGGCAAGACTTCTCATCAGTATGTTCCGGAACGCGGTCGTCCTCATCCCGAGACACGTACCCCATCTGGTTCAGCTCCTCCTCAGGAACCAGCCAGTGGTTTTTATGCTGACACTTCGGGCACTCCCCGTATGTCAGATTCTCTTCAAACATCGTTCTGAAGAAGCTCTGGTTGTCCTTAGAGGCTGTAAGCTTCTCCATGGCCTGTATTCTGATGTTTTCGCTGATGTTTGGGCCAGTGATGATTTCCACCAAAACAGCGGCATTAGCCTCATTCAGCGCCAGGATCTTGCTCTTGTCAATACTCATGCGGGCCTCCTACATAATTATAGGAATTTATTGAGTAAATTACCAAAACAAAAGCCCCCTGCCCGGGAGATGGAGGCAGGGGGCTCAGGGGCCCTCAAGGGTAACAACTCCCTACTGCGGGGCCACGTAAAATGCTCCTGTTCCAGACACGTTGATATTGGAGGTGTATGTCCAGTTCGTGGCGTGTAACGGATCTGACTCGTTCGGATCACCGTTCTCCAACTTCTCCAACTTCCCGATCATTTTGAGGTTTTCAGGCTTGGTCTTTAGTAGGTCTCGAACGTTCTTGAAGAATTCCTTATTGGCCCGATGACGGGCTATCTCCTCTTCAACAGCGTCATACGCAGAGCCAAGCGTCGCTGCGAGATGGGACCTACTACTTACCCTAATCCAATCTCCACGGACTCTTCTTCTTCCTCCAAGCAACCGCCCAGTAACAAGCATAAACAAATAAGAAAAGATTCCACCGTTGTAAATCTGAAAGTACACACTCTCATCTGTGTTCACGGTTATCGCAAAGAAGTACTTCTTGTCGAACCGTTTTATAACTTTCAGCATCTTCCTGTTCTCCATGATGTGTTCCGGAATATGGTTCCAGGTGGCGGGTCCAATTGAACCGCTCACGTTCCCGGTGGCGGATCCAATTGAACCGCTTATGTTGCTGCTAACATTCACATGACTCATGAACTTATTAACTTGCGTCTGAGTCAACAGTCCGCTGGGCGGACCCGCGCTCCCGCTCATTCTCCCTCCTTTCAATGTACCTCACGCTAGTAAAGTGGCAGATGTCGTAGTAGTGCTCAGGGTCATCCTCACGCAGTTTATTCCGAACAATCTCGGCCTCCTGCCACGTAGCGAACTTTTCAGACACGGGCTCCCCCTTGCCACCCGCTGTAACGTAGTCTCTGTCAGATTTGTATTTGAAGACTTGATGCGACATTACTGATCCAGCCCCGAAGGGGGGCCTTGGTGATCCGTCCAAGCCACCAAGGCCCTAGATACCGGATCACCTCCTTTCATTAGAGTGAGCAACATACTGCATAGGTCAGTCCTCCTATACACCTGCTTCATCCCTCAAAAAGAGAGCGGGATTATGCTGACCGCCGGGCTCTCCTGCACGCTCACTAGACGGAACGCTCCCGCTGGCGGGGAGACTAGAACGTCTCCTGGGTGGGTACCGCAGTAGGGGCAAGGGGCCCGCCGGGGCCCAGAACCTGTTCAAAAACAGGGGAGTCGTCATATTCTTGCCTCCTACTTAATTATAGGATTTTCCTCGGTTCCTTGCCATACCCCCATTATAGGATTTTCTGACAGAAATTGCAAATGCTTCTTGCAATCTTGGAGAAAAAATCCTATAATGGGGCATGAAGCTAACTGAAATCGCTGATGGAACGGGGCTCTACAAGATCCCCAAGGAAGATCTCTCGGATGACCAACAGTTCATTCGGGCAGATGATGTTAATGGTGAGGTCCAGCCTCTACTTCACATCTGTGTCCTAGAGGATATGACCAGAGAAACAGGAGAGTACTATGCCTGCAAGGCAGGACGAGTGATCTGGCGAAACTGCCATGGGCACTACGAGTGCTTCGAATGCAACGAGACATTCAAAACAGACAAAGACATGTGTGAGATCTGGGCCGATGGGAAAGGGACTGGGTATGAGGGAACAGCATGAGAGTCTATCGCCGCCGAACGCTGGTAAAGCGCGAAGGGTGGCCCTTAGTGGACGGATGGTATTGGTGCCCTTCCTCAGTAATCGACAAACGAATAGCGAAAGAGAGGGAGAGACTCAGAGACTATCTGAATGGACCTCTAGGGTTCAGCTTCCAGCGATGGAAGGCCGACCAAAAGAAGCTGGAGGCACGCCTTGCGCATGCGTGCCACGACGGCAGAATCCGTGCGGCGAGTGGTTGGGGAGTAGAGAGATTCCGTACTGCGGGAGGGATTGTGCGAATCTACGGCAAGTGCAGATTCTGCGACGAGCCACTCTCAACCGGAATCAAAGCAATAATTATCATGGAACTGGAACTCTAGTGGTCGAGAAAAAGATCGCCGAGAATGTTAGCCTAGAGACTTACCTCAGTGGTGATATAATTGTTTGTCACTACTGCAAAGGAAGAGATGGCCGACAAGGTAGTAGGATGATGCTGCTACGGGAGAACGAAGAAGGCCCAATGTACTGGTGCACCGGATGTGGGTACACGCTGGACGAGGGACTATCAATGGCTGTACGATTGAACGAGGTGAACATTTAATGGCGAAGAAAAACAAGAACACGACCAAAAAGATGTTTCTCCCTGGCCCGGCGGGGCCGGAACGGAAGCACTACTGCTTTGACCACGACATCGTGATGACACCCTTCAAGCTGTTCGGAAAGAAAAGCATCATGTTCCAATGCAAGGAGGGGTGTCGCCTTAAGAAAGGCGTCACTACCTTGAAGTAGTGGTTACCTTCAATACACTGGGAGACATGCTCCTACGGAGGTACGTAGTTGACTTCGTTTCCCAGATGCAGAACCTTCAGTCACCGATTCACGGAGCCATGAGTATGTGGAATATAGAAGAAGACACAGAGTTTGGCACTCTTCTTCACAAAGAAGGGTTGTGGAGTCTCTACAAGTATAAGAAAGAAAAGTCCATCCTGTACCACCTGTGTCGGAATGAATATGATAGGATGCGCTTGTACAACAACGCCGTTGACGCGCGCTCTGGGAGATGCTCATATTGTGATTCGCAAGCTCCTGACGAAATTCGTGGGTTGTGGAAGCTGCACAACTGGGAGTGGGTCCAACAGCACGGAGGTGTGGAATGAGTCAGCAGCTAATCTCTCCCAACAATTCCTGTGATTGTTCGCGATGTGCACGGATCTATGATCCGGTGAATGGTTCGAGGAGGTGTCATTTATTTGATGGTAAGGCACCGATTTACCGAAAGTCTACTGATAAGTTCGCTACGACTACAGCAGATCAGGTACTCGCACAAAAAGTACGACCCGAACGTGTCTTTGAAGAAGATGGATGGTGGATCGAAAGAGTGCTTGAGTTCCCAGAAGATGGCTCTTGGGTAGCTCATTACTGCCCGTCGGCTCATGTTAAAATATCACCAGATGTTTATACGATGGTCAATCATGGGGTCTGCCACTACTGCTGTATGACCGTGCCCCCTGAGATCATAGCCCTCTGGAAGCTGCACAACTGGGATGCCCTACAGAGGAGCCATAAGGTCATAATGACACCTCCTGTACCGACTCCGATTATCGTATGATGGAAGACCTCACAGATATTTCCAAGGCCGTGGCAACCGACCGGACCAAAGAGTGGTTCATTGTGCCTACGTATCACGCAGATCCTTGGTTCTCTTACGTAGGACGCAATAGTATCATCGTACACAAATGCCCTGAATGGACCCCGGAGCTGCGTAGTCCTATGGGGGCACCGTACGACTCATTAGGGTATTGGCATTCTATACATGTCATGGAGACAGCCTGTACGCTGTGTGACGTGCCTCCCCCAGAAGACATAGTCCAACAGTGGCTCCTTCATAACTTTGATACGTTATCACAAGACTGGGAGGAACAATGCCTGACCTGAGCCTGAACCCCTGGGAAGGTGATGTGGGAAAAGAACTCCTCCGCGTGGGGGACTGGGTGTTGTTCGTGGACTACCAGCTAAGCCCACCGACACCACGACGATTCGCAGCAATTGGTCACTGCTGTCAAGGAGAAGAGTGGAGAATCATAGTTGGGCTCACCGGTATCAGGGACAAAAGGTGCTCGGCCTGTAGTGAACCCATCCCTGAGGAGCTGATTGGCTTCCAGAAGCTGGTCAATTGGGATCGATGATTGGATTCGAGATGCAAGTCGTGGGAGAGGCAATGAAGCTAGGAGTTGGCATGGAGCCAGAGGATGTGCTGATGGCCGACAAACAATGGCTGCTGTTCCGGATAAACGGCACACAGAACTTCGATTCGTGGATTTACCACTGTTGTAACCCCATAGCGGCGAGGTTCACGGTGAGCCGGTTCATCACGTGGCGCGAGATCACCTGCAACCCTATCACCTGCTGGAAGTGCAAGCAGGTGTGCCCGGACGAGATCAGCGCAGCCTGGAAGCTCCACAACTGGGACTCCATCAACATCGAGACGTACACAAAAGACCTCCCAGAGCTGAACTGTTTGTTCGGGATCGCAGAAGACGCGTTGAAGTAATGCACCCTTCCCTCCGCAAACTCCAGCACAGCAACTATGAATCCTGGGAGGTCGTGTTCAAGGCCCCCGAAGACCCGAGGTGGCATGTGGTCAAGGACCCCTGGGGTACCCACGGCCTCCAGCACAACTGCGAACGCCTGGACCCAGAGCCCCGGTACACGGATAACGATGCGTGCTGCTTCTGTGGGGATGTGCCTCCAGATAGCCTGGTGGGGTTCCTTACGCTGATCGAATGGGAGAGGTGATGTCTCATACGGCTACCACGCTTGCTAATAAGTTGGTTGAAATGAACAAAGAAAACAATATGAAGTTTGGTACGGTGGTGTTTCGGGATGGGGAGTGGGTAATCGTCTGGGACTGGACTGTAGACTGGACCCACACCGAGATCCGCGGGTTGTATAAGATCGGGCACTACTGCCACGGAGAATCCAAGCTGGAGATTTTCCATGAGATGTGGGAAGAGGCGGGGAGGTGTCTGGGCTGCCACCACCCAGCCCCCAAGGAGCTGGAAGGCTTCCTCAAGCTACTAAGGTGGGAAAGATGAAAACGACAACCGTACCCGTACGCCCTGATGAGCCAGACGACTACGCTTCGCCCCACCTCCTCATGAAGCGGGGGCGGTGGTCACTATGGAAAGAGCCCGAAGGATCGTCTTTCTGGCACCAGTGCAACCCCAACAAAGAAGAAGTCACGGTCTGGGTCCCAACCAGTACCAACGCAACTGAGCTTCAGTTTGTGCTGTATTCAGTAGGGTACACCCGCTGGGACCAAAGGGGCCGTCTAGTAAAGCCTGCGTGGCGTTGTGAGATGTGTGGCAGGAAGCCTCCGGAGAGCATTCTAGGAACGTACCTAATCCACAACTTCGACAACATCTCAGAAGAGACCAGACTCTACAAATAAGACCAACAATGACCGTATCTAAATTCAAACTACATCAAATCACTTGGAAAGTCAAACCCATCGAGGACCTATATGCCACAGTCTTGCACCGGGAAGGAGACTGGTACCTGCTGGATAGGAAGTCCGTTGGGAATGGGTTGTTCCTCATGAACTACCTCAGTAGCGTGATCTGGCACGAGTGCCCGATAAAGATCGATAGCTGGAACGGGATGTGGCGCCTGGTAGTGAAAACATTGAATCTTCCCTGCCCTCAGTGCGGAGACGTGTGCCCTGAGGAAATCCAGGGGCTATGGCTCCTCCACAACTGGGACGCCCTCAATGAGTGACAGCACTCTCCTGACTGAAGATGGCTGGTCCCTGGAACGGACTTCGCTTGTAGGGGGGTACGTTTGGGCCTGTCATGACAGTTGTGAAAAGTCCATTTCATCTCGGTACGGAAACTGGTTCCCCAGGGACAACGCCATCATCGGGGAGTGTTGTTATTGTGGGGCGAAGGTCCCTGAGAGCTTCGTGGTACTGTACAAACTGTACAATTGGGACCAACTCAAAGAGTTCGAACCCGTAGCCTGGGGGATGAAAGATGGCAGCTACTTCAGACGCTACTTCAGACGTTAAATCACAACAAGTTTACGATTCCGACATCCGCCACTGCCTGCATAAAGAGGGAGATTGGTACCTGATTCCCCAAGAATGGTGTTTTCAGTACCCTAATTCGCCTTGGGACAGCCTTGTATTCCACGTTTGCCCTAAGTCACGGAAATCATACGACTCTTACACCTACACGACCCACCGATTCGGCACGATTGGGACCAAAGTGCCCTGTAATTACTGCGGCCAAAGGGCCCCTGAGAGCGTCCGGACCCTATGGATCCTCCACAACTGGAATTTGTTGGCGTTAAACGATTAACGTACCAAAGAATCGACCAATAATTCCACACACTTACCAAAACATACCCCTATCCAACCCTACATACCCCCTGTGTAAACCTACCCATCCCACAGTCACGAACCCCACCTCTTGTTATACCCTCTGTAACAAGCCACACTTCCAGAACCACGAGATCGAGGGGCTATAGGGGGGGGGTTTACGTATGTTCTTAGTTTTGATCCATATTTGTATAGTTATTCATAAAGCGTTTCCCTGCAGAATCGCGGAGTTACGCGTTTAGCAGGAAGCCACCAAGGGCTATAGCGCCAGGAGGACGCGTATTAGCCTCTTAGAAGATGCCGTTATGGCAGTCATGAGGGCATCTAAGGGCCGAAGTAACACAGATTCACCTATCGCCGCGATCCACTTGGATATAATGGGAAGAGAAACCGCCTCACAAGGGGTACCCCCCTGTTTCTGAGGGCCAATACTGCTCTAAACCCCTGTTCTAGCTCGTTTTATCTACTGATAAAAGTGGATTTACCCTGGCTGAACAGCATCGCCGTCGCTGAACAGCGGTCAGAATGAATATGACCCTGGTGTTCGGCTGCCTGCTCTGGTGTTCGGTGCTCCCTCCGCGCAGTACACGTGCAGTAGGTGCGCAACTTGACTTCCCGCGGGGGATGTGGCATGATGGTGGTGCGTCGCGGCAGCCGCCACGGCGTCGGGTCACTGGGTACGGTAGTGTCCACAGTGGGCACTCTTCGGCCTGAACGACCCGAAGACATTGGGGATTACCATGTCAACCAGAATCACGATCAACAGCATCAACGAGAAGGTAGACCGCCTGGCCGCTCTGGTCGAGGCCATCGCCAACACCAAGACCGAGGCGGTGACCGCCGTCAATCGGGCCGAGGCCGAGGTCGAGGCAGCGAAGGAGCGAGTGCAGACGGCACGCAAGTCGGCCCGTAAGGCCCCGAAGCGCAAGACGAAGCGGGTTCCGGCAGAGGATCGGCCGTTCGCCCCGCTCACCAAGGGTATCAGCATGGCGCTGAACCCCAAGTCGGCGACTTGGGCCGAGGACTACGCGTTCCTCAGGTTCCACGGCGAGGACAACGAGCCTCACCCGATCGGCTGCCGTCTGGACCCCAACGACACCGTGGGTCACGAGCTTCGGGACGAGATCATGGCCTACGCCAGGGCTCAGGGCTGCAAGGCCCGGTTCAAGGCCGAGATCGGTGCTTGGCACGCTCCGGTAAGAGCGTTCCCGCCCCGCCTCCGCAAGATTGCCGGATTCGGCAAGTAAGCGGCAGCTAGGCAGCACTCCGAGGCAAATGGCGTTGGGGGCTTCGGCCCCCAGCGTCATAGCCCGATGGTCCTTGGGGCTATGGGGCTATGGCGTTGAGCCTTCAAGGGAGGAGTCCGTCATGTGTAAGGGATTGTCTGTCTGGGAGTGTGACTCTTGCTGGGCTGAGGCTAAGGCGAGAGTGGTCGAGAAATTCGTTTGTTTTAAGTGCGGGAAGCCCTTGAGCCGAGGACAGCCCGCACCTTGGGAGTGTGGGTACCAGCCGGAGGTCTTGGTTCCTGAGGTCGAGGCTCCTGAGCCCGAGACTCGGAGGTTCCGAGTGTCCTTGGGGTATACTGTGGAGCAGGTGCCGGTTCATACTAAGGTATGGCCGACTGTTTGGTACGAGAGGGAGGAAGATGAAGATACTGTTTAGACTAGGGTCCTGGTTTATCAAAGAAGTAAACGACCCTGGCATTGGGCGTATTACCTTCGCCACACATTCGCTCTGCAAAAGTGTAACCAGGATCGCTTGGCTTACCACCGAGAACCCCGCTTCCTGTATCGCTTGTGGGGAACGTGTCCCCGAAGAGATCCAGGCACTACTGATCTTGTACGAAGGGAGAGTGTGATGAGAAACAGAAATAGGGCAGGACTGGCTTACTCTCGTGCGGTCATCGAGACTTGCGAGGCCAGGCTGGACGACGTTTACGAAATGATCTTGAACGAGGATCGAGAAGGGCGGGAGCTTGGCGGAATGTGGCGAGCATTGGCTAGGATCCACACCCACCTGATCGAGAAGCGGGAGCGAGAGAAGGGGAAGATCGAGCGCACCCTCAAGTTGAACCACGACCTCGACGAGGACGATGCTTACGCGGTCAAGTCTCGGCTTGCGTTTCTGGATCGAGTGATTGCACGTGACAGATTCAGCCCGAGGCTCCGTCAGTTTGCTGAGGAGAAGCGAGCCAAGCTGATTCGCTAGTGCTGGGGCCACACGTCTCTGGTTGAGCGGCGAAGTCTTATAAACTTCAGCGGCTAGGTTCAATTCCTAGGTGGCCTACCAGCGCCATAGCCTCATAGCCTAGAGGGCTGCAACTTGTAGTAAACGGGCGCCGCCGTTCCCTTGCGTCGGGGCCTCTAGGTTATGAGGCTATGGCATGGTGCCATAGACCTGAAAGGAGTCATGAAATGCTGTATGTTTTCATCGTAGCAGTAGGTGCCTTCTGTCTCTTCGCATCGCTGAGGATCAACGGACTGGAGGCAAGGATCAAGGAGTTGGAAACCGACCTCCGAGATTGCGAGAACGACATCTCGACCTTGGACGTGGAGAATCAGTTTGCTCTCGACAACATCCAGAGCGATCTCACTGTCGTCGAGACAAAATTCGACAACAAATTCGAGGACTTGGAAACCAAGCTCGGTCAATCCTGCCTGGAGTAAGGAGCAAGCGATGGAATGCTTGAAGTGCGGGAAGTACAAGGCACAAGGCGAGACTGGCTTGTGCTTCAGGTGCCACCGGAACGCAACCAAAACCGAGCGGACCCATGCTCACAAGGAGTGGGCAAGGCTGAAGCTCATCATGTCCGACGAGTCCACGCTGGTCAAGCAGCTTGACTACATGGGGCTCTGGACTGAGGTGTGAGATGTTCATTCTGGTCAAGGGCAAGCCGCAGTTTGCGGTGAAGTGTGCCGTGGAGCGTGGCTTCAGGGTCAAGAGAGTCAAGACCTTCGATCTTCTCAGGGATACTGTGTCCTTGTATGTGGATGGAAAGGTCGAGGACTTGGTGCGGTGGTTCACCGAGCACGAGACTGTGATCGAGGGCTACGGCTACCCGAACGGTACCCTGCTGCACTACAACGAGGAGAATCTCGATGGATGAAATCCTCAACAAGATCAAGGAGATACACGCCGAGCACCCGAGCCTGAGGTTTGGGCAGATCCTCGGCAACGCCTTGCCTCAAGGCGACCACTACTACACCACTGACGAAGAGGTCTTGGATTATCTGAACAGATACCAGAGATCAGTGGCCGTGCTTTAGCGGGAAAGGGCGAGGGGCTGGGGAACCTGACTCCTAGCCTCAGCCCTTCGCCCCATAGCCCGAGGTGTGTCATGTGTGTGAGCTTGAAGAGAAGTGAGCAGAAGTCCTGGCTGTTCGAGACGAAGACAGTCGAGACTTGTGGTTTGTGCAAGGTGTGGCCGTGTCGGTCACGCTTCAACGTCCTTTGTCTGCGCTGCTTGGACAAGGTGAACAACCAGATCAAGCAGCAGATTCGGGTGTTTGGCCCGATCGTTGGGAGTGAGTAATGGGTTGGTTGTTGGGTGCTTTGTTGGGAACCGCAATCGTTTGCTTCTTCGAGTGGTTGATCTACCGCAAGAAGATGAAGCGAGAGGCTTTCATGCAAGAGATGATGGTGAAGTATCCTGATGCTTTCTTTCCAAGGAGGCAACATGCCTGCGACACACACCGAGCTACGAATCAAGAAGCTAGCTGCGAAGGGGCTGACACCTGAGCAGATAGCTAAGAAGATCGGCAGACCTGGGGACACAGAGCGTGTGCTCAAGACGCTGAACAGAGGCAAGAAGGAATCGAGCGATGCGAAGAACAAGTAGGCGACGACTGCGAGCACGAGGGTACTACAACATTCCCTACGAAACCGTAAACTACAGACGAGCAGCGTTTGAGGATGCGGTAGCTGTGCTGCGGGGCGTGGATCATGCCCTAGATATAGAATGTATCTACACCATCGACAGCTACTTCAGCAACATGCACTACGCCTTGCTGAAAGAGCGGGCTGCTTGGGTCAAGGAAGTCAAGGACTTGGCCCGTTAGGAGAACAAGATGGAAGCGATCATACTGTGGGTCTGTTTGTTCCTCATCATCTGGGGGATAGCTGACCGCCTTCAGGTGGCATTCAGATTCAGGGTGCGAGAGCCTGATAAGTCAGCGAGCTACTCCCCTTACAGATGCAAGGTATGTGGATGCTGGACATGCGGTGGCTTGTGCTCTGAGTGCTGCACTTGGGGTGAGATGCAAACCATTGAAGCAGAGAAACGTATGCAATTCAAGCACTTGGGAGAGGCCCTTGCGCCTGAGTTGTACGAGCTGAAGCGGAGACGTAAGGCGGCGGGGTGGTAACATGACGATCGCAGAGTGTGTGCAGAATACCAACGTGCTGGTTGACTTGGCTAGGTATGGTGCCTATGCTCTGGTTGGCTGGTCATTTTTCCGATACGTGTTCGGAACCAAGAGGTAGCTTGCCTTTATGGTGCGTGAGGGCGCACCATAAGAGCAAGGTGCACAGGTTCGGTCAGTGACAGGGGAAGTACCCTTGCCACGCCTCCGTTTTCCGTCGGCTGGGTCTGTGCCCTTGCCATAATGGAGAACTATGTCTATGGATAGGCGTACTTTCTTGAAAGCAATCGGCGTAGCGGGTGGCGTTGTTGCCATACCATCCTCGCCTCAGGCTACACCTCTGCCCGTCGACCGGCAAGTTAGCGATCAAGTCCTTGATCCAAAGGACATCATCGCTGATCCAACGATCGGGCCGGTGTTTGATATGAACGACGACATTACTGGCATGGCTGGTATGTTGACACTCCACTTGTGTGAGAGGTGGATCACAGAGAAAGAACCAAACATCGACGACACTTTGGCCTTGATACGATGGGGGCTGCGACAACCCGCTGCCATTGGTTTGTTCCTTGCCAAGTCAGCGACCGTTCAGTTGTTCACCAAGCTGCCGGAGGATGCAAGAGTGGCGGCGATAACTCGACCGGAGTTTCGCCATATGTGTGACCGTTACGGTGACATTTTTACAGGCGGTGGGAACGCTACCCTTCGCCATTACGAGATGTTGAAAGACAAGGAGAATCTGCACGAGGTAGTTGCTACCAATAACGGATGCCAACAACAAGTGTGTTGGTGCCACGATCCAACATACAACAGAGTTGGATTCTGCTCAAGTTGTGGGTGTGAAGGAGAAGAGAAATGACCGGCCTTTAGGGGCCGACTTGACAGCCGCCGCCGGGTGTGCTATGATGGTGGCTGTCGATCGGGAGGACTACTGTGTCTAACTTTGGAAAGAACTTGGTTGTTTTGTTTGGTATCATGGGTGTGTTCGTTGCTTGCACCGCCAACCTTGGTAGTGAGGTGACGATAGAGCCAGGAGTGTATGAGTGCAAGGCTCGCAACCCCGGGTACGAAGATCTCCCCGTGTTCCACATCGACTCAGAGACAGCAGACCCTGAGTTTCGACAAGGATTTGGTGCCCCTTCAACCTTAACCGTAACCACGGTGGAGGGTGATCGAATCACATTTCACTTCGGAACCAACCAGGCTGGATACTACTGTCTGAAAGTGCAAGGAGGTCTTAGTGTCACACCCGAGTAACGATCAGTGGCATGATCTGGTACGAGACATTTACGCTGAGCATGAAGAAGTAAAGGCAGAGCGTGATGTCTTGTACGGTGCGCTGCGACTGGTGAAGGCTTGCTTTGATAGCAGGACTGAGAGCAGCACTTGTATTAACGACCACCACCCTCACTGTAATGAGTACATCACCAGTGTGCTCGCCAAGGTGAACAACAAAGAGGTAAAGCCATGAGAGGTAGAGCTGAGCGAGAACGCCGTCGCCGTGAAGCTGAAGATAGGCAGGCTGCAAGAGACAAGCGCGGTGACAAGGCGCAGTTGAAGAAGCTCATTGACAACGGGCACGGTCATTGTCGAGAAGTTGATAGGCTGATTAAGAAACTCAACATCGGGGTAGAAGATGGGCACTCTTGAACAACTGAAGAGAGCACTCACACAAACAGTCAAGCTGACCAAAGACCCCGAGTTCCGAACCAAACTCAGCCTAGAGGAACAAGAGTTCTACAAGTCCTACATCAAGGAGCTGCAAGAAGAGATCGACGCTGAGTATGAGGCTCTCGAATACATCAGGCGAAGAGACATGAAGAAGGAGCATGACAATGAGTAACGTACATCATTGGTGTAAGACATGTGCAAGCAAGATGCTAAAGTGGGGTGCTGTGTTCGTTGTGCTCCATGCCTTGATCCACGTGGTTGCTTGGTGCATATCACCTGCGCTTGGTGCTGCGCTACTAGCCTTGCTATGAGTGACGAACGCAAGCCTAGGATGAGCGAGGCCCGGCGTAAGGTACTGAATCTGCTGGAGTTTATCCTTGAGATAGACCCGGCCACACCAAGTGTTGATTCTCTGTTTTACAAGCTAAGCAGAGTAGACAACCACTTCTGGACAGATGAAGATATGGCTGTTATCCTAGAAGGGTACGCCAACGATCTTCTTCGGGAGAACGAATACAAATGCGGGAGCTAGTCGCCTGGTACAAGATCCTGTTTGGCTCAGCCGGTGTCATCGTGACGCTGCTATGGCTGGTACTGATAGCGTTCTTTGGCCCGGTATTCGTGGTGCTAGGTAGCACCCCTGTCTTGGGGCCAGTTGGGTTCTCGTTGATCTTGATTGGCAACGGGTATGGTATGTGGAGACTGGCAGCGGATGGGTTCAAGGAGAGAGCCAATGGCAGGGGACAAGTGTGAAGTAAAGCGATGCCGTCGGTCCGTGCTGCTGATATACTCAGCCTTCGGACCACGGAGAAACAAAGATGTAAGTGTGTGTGAGTACCATTGGGGCAAGCACTGTGACGAGGGAGATGCCTTCGATTTGCGGTCATATTTCTACCCCAAGAGCAAGAAGGAAAGACGAGATGGTGAAGGTTAAGTTCCGTGTGTACGTGACGAAGTATTGCAACGGGACCAACTGGCCGTGTGATGACAAGAAGAAGGCGTGCAAGATCAAGCACGAGTTCCCTACGCATAGATACATCTTTCATCAGGTTGATGAAGATGACCGGGATGCGGCAATCCAGAAGGCACACACCTTCGTGGTCAACATGCTGGAGGTAGAGAACCGGAAGGACAAGGACAAGAAGAAGCAACAGCGTCCGTGGTTCCAGTACACCAAGGAGATTGAGTAATGAGTGAGAAACCTGAACTGAATCAAGCAGTTACGGAGGCTCTATCTGAGATGCTCACTGTTGAGGGCAATCATGTAGTGTTTAAGGACATGCCATCACCACTCACTCATGGCTACTTCAACAGGCGCATGTTCTTGGAGGCTTTCATTCGCAAGGCTGGGTTCGGTGTAGCAATCGAACCCGAAGACATCATGGAGTATGGTGGTATCACAGAGCGTGAGTTTCCAGTCATACTCAAAGAGTACATCGACAAAGGAATCGTGGTCAAGGTAGACAATGACTTCGGCGTGGAGATGTATAAGCTGAACTTCAACCAATAAGGGAGGCCGACTTGACAGCCGCCGCCGGGTGTGCTATGATGGTGGCTGTCGCAGATGGGAGATCCATTATGAATCTGGCGTTGCTCCAACGACCGAAGAAAGCAAAGATAGGAAAGCAATACATCTACGCTCCATCGGTACTGTCTGAAGGGCTGAGCCTTAGCCCGGGGTCAGTGGTGGTGGTGTGTGAGATTCATGAGGGTCCGACACCTCAGGAAACTACACTGAAGGTGATCGAAGATGATACGTGGAGAGAACACACAGTATATTGGTGTGGCCGCTCTACAAATAACCTTTGTACTTTAGTTCGTGCCAAACGAGGTGACTACAAAGAAAGCGAGCGCCCTGTGTGTGACTGTGAGAAACCAATAGAGAAGATGCCAGAGTCCCTTAAGGAAGGGACTCATTTCATTCTTCTCTCTGATGTGGGAGTGTAACATGCAAAGTATCTTCGACTATCTACCTGAGATCGACGCCGACACGGCGGAAGAGATGGCCAAGCAGGCCGGGATGGACTTCGATGCCATCAAGGTGGATACTTACTACAAGATCGAGGAACCGACACCGAAACAAGAGGTGGTGAGTCCGCCCCCTGTGAGTCCTAATGTGACCGCCGCTGATCTACTCAGGGGGGTGAACCTCAGTGGCAACCTAAACACCAGCCAGGTCACTGGCCCTCCAAAGACCAAAGAAGTCTACGTTCCTGATAAGGTGGCCGTCATTCGTGATGATGACCATCGTTACCTTGGTACGGTGGGCAGAGGGCGAGGCATCGTGCAGTACCGTGACGTGCTGGCGTTCACTGAGGAATTGGTGGACTCCGGCGATGCCTCGTATGTCACCGCTGGCGTGACAGGCAACGGAGAGCAGGCGTTCCTCGTGATGAAGGCGAAGAAAACCGTGATGATGAGCGGAGGTGATGAGGTTGAGTGCTACTTCTACGTCACCACGTCGCATGATAGCAGCCGTGGGCTGGAGGTTGTGTTCTCCCCGCTCCGCAAGACCAACGGCACGGTGCTCACCTTCAAAGACGAGAACCGCATCCGGTTCCGCCACAGCAAGAGGGTGGAGGACAGGGTGAGGCGAGCCAAGCTCAGCTTGGCCAAGGTGAACCGATACTTCGATGAGATGGAGGAATCGTTCCGGCTCCTCCGTTCAGTCAGACTGAGCAGAGCACAGTTCAATCTGTTCATCGAGTCGCTGTTCCCTGATCCGGAGAAGAAACCGCAACGAGCGGAGCATATCCGGGCTGAGATCGAAACCATCTACAACAATGGCCCTGCTCAGCAGTTGCCCTCAACCAAGAACACCATGCTTGGTGCGTACTTCGCCGTGGTAGAGTACCTTGACAAGATCAGCCCGACCAAAGTGTCAAAGGTACGACCCAACGAGTATGATGCCAAGCTGCACCGCTTGCTTGAAGGCAGCGGGGCACAGCAGAAGGCCGAGGCGTATGCCTTTGCCTTGGACATGGCACGGCAGTTGCAGAACGTGACCTTCGCAGGTAGCGATGGGTCCAATGACTTCGCAACAGAGGAGAAGTAACAAATGGCACGAGACATGGAGCTTTCAGAACAGAACGTGGCCGACATCCTTCGGATCATTCGGCAGCTTGGTCCCGAGATTCCGAGCATGATCTGGGGATCGCCGGGTATCGGCAAGACTGAGGCCACCAAGCAGACCTTCCACGATCACGAGATCGTGCTGGTCCTGGCTGGGTGTTCGGAGCCCACTGATATTAGTGGTGTCCCTCACCCTCATGTCAATGAGGCCGGGGTCAACGTGGCAACGGACATTCTGGTGCCACTGTGGGCGTACAACGCAAGTGAGTTCGCCCCGCCCGAACATCAAGGCCCAATGGTCATCTTCTTCGATGACATCGTGACCGGCCACGAGCAGACGCAAGCCGCCTGCTTCAAGGTGTTCGGTGAGAAGCGAGTCGGTAACCTGCCGCTCCGTGATAACGTCTACATCATCGGGGCAGGGAATCGGATCGAGGACAAGTCGGCTGCGTTCGAGATGCCGCTGGCTCTGGCCAATCGGATGAAGCACTACTATGCCAAGTCCGACGTGGATGCGTGGCTCGCTTGGGCCACTGACGTGGGGAAGATTCACCCCCTCATCACGGCGTACATCAGAACGCAGGGTAACGCACTCAATCGGTTCGATGAGATCGTTAAGACCTCGACCAGTGAGAAGGCGTTTCCCACCCCGAGAACATGGGAACTGCTGAGTAAGTCCATGTTCAAGATCGACCCGAGTGGTGGAGTGCAGGGCTCATGGCTGTACCCTGCCGCCGTTGGGTGCATTGGTGCAGGTACAGGGATGGAGTTCAATACCTTCGCCAAGAACACGACCAGTCTGGTAAGACCAGAGGAAATCGTGGCCGATCCGAAGCACGCAAGGGTGCCTGACAAGCGGGAGATCGACGTACTCTATGCCACCATCTCGGCGCTGGAGTTCTACATCAACCAGCCGAAGTACCACAAGCACTGGGTTGACGCTCTGACCTACGTGCTGCGGCCGGAAATGGAGCCGGAGTACGGACTGCTCATCGCCAAGATGGCAACCTCCATCGCCTTCAACAAGCTGAGTGAGAAGGACAGAGTGAAGGCGGCACAGACTCCTGAGTTTCAGGAGATGTACAAGAGGTGGGGTACGTACCTCGCCAACCCCGATGCCTAGCATCAATGGGTAAATCATGGAAATAGGAAGCACTTGTACGCTAATAGAAGACGGAGAATGGAGACTCCTACGAAGGACATACCGTTCTCTTACACTTGACATAATGCACACCGAATACATACCAATTCATTACTGTCCTCGTGGTGCTTTTTCATGGCAAGAAGGACCACAATGGACACCAACAGGAGTATTTTATAAAGTGTGCTTGGCATGTGAAAAACCACCGCCCGAAACCATGCAAGGGTTCTTGAAACTACTTGAATGGGAGAAGTAAGATGGTGATGCTATTCCATAGAGTCATGTGCCTCTACGTCCCGGTGGATCTAGTGGCGCAGCTAATCTGTGCTGTATTGTGAGGTAATAATATGAGGCAGTATTCGGACAGTAAGCAACTCAAGAGCATTAAGGGGAAAGATCCCAAGGATCGGCTCATCAAGGCGAGGATGCAGTTGCTCATGCACTTTCCTTTCTTCGGTGAGTTGGTGATGCGGATGGTGTTGCACGAATCAAGGACAGCGGGAGTTGGCACGACTTGCGTTGACCACCTGGGTAATCTATACTACCACCCGGATTGGATCAACGACATGATTAACGTTGAGGAAGTCATGTTCGAGCTGGCCCATGAGGTGATGCACCTTGTCCAACGTGCGAGCGTGAGGTTCCCCAATGGTGGCAACCACAAGGTATGGAACATCGCCGCCGACATCAAGGTTGATACGATCTTGGTGGACTCCGGGCTTAAGCAATCCCGAGTCAGTATGAAGAACATTACGCCTGAGCTGATGGAGAAGCACCGTGGCAATACCACGGAGCAGATTTACTACCACCTGCTTAAGCACCCGGAGGAAGTTGAGAGTTACGGTGGCTGTCCTCATGGACCACCAAATGGTGACTGTGGTCACAAGCCGCCGGGTCAACAAGACGGAGGTGACAGTGGCAGTAAAGAAGAAAGCGATATGGAGAATCAAAAAGGTTCTGGAAGCGGAGGTGATGAGGGCACAGAAACTCAGGGATCTGGACAGAGCATACAGGGCGATGGTCAAGGTCCTGGGGGGACATGCTCCCAATGTGGCCCGAAGTCCGACGGAACCGACGGAGTAGGTGAGCGAGGCTGCACTTCAGGGTACATGCATGGTGAGCCGGGTAGTGCCGAGGACATTGAGAAGTTCAAGCAGTATGTCATCGCCGCTGCCTTGGCATCAAAGGGCAAGGGGAAGTACCCCGCCTTCGCCGATGAGTTCCTGGCTGAGATCCGAAAGCCCAGCGTAACATGGAAGGAGCACATTCGTAGGCAAGCTACGTCTGTGTTCAAGGGTAGGTACTCCTTCGCACGCAGAAGCAGACGATCTCACAGCTCACCTATGATGCTGCCATCAAGGACACGAACACCCAACGGTGCGATCATTATGATCGACACATCAGGGTCCATCAGTGATGAGCTGCTTACTCAGTTCGTGTCCGAGTGTTCAGGTATCTTGAGAGAGACTGGCTGCAAGTTCCTCAAGGTTTACTTCCATGATGTGGAGTGCTATCATATCGAGGAGTACGATCTGAACACCATCAACAAGATCAAGGCGACACGGGGTGGCACATCGCATGTTGATGTGTTCGATAAGGTAAATGACAGTCTTCATACTGAGAAGGTAGGCATGGTGATTGCGTTCACTGATTTGTTCACTACGTTCCCAAGTAAGAAGCCAAGCTACCCTGTGATCTGGGCGCACCCTGAGGAGCACGGTGAAGGGCAGTCCGTGCCTTGGGGCAAGAAGGTGGAGGTCAAGCTGACCAATGAGTAAGTATGAAGGAAGGACCGTTCTACTAGAGATTGATGACTGGATTCTGGTCACACCAAGGCCTGGGGTTGGAAGTCATTTGAAATCACTTCCGTTGCATCAACCATGTAACAGTGGGTGTTATCTCACCGACAAAGAAGGACACCACATTCCAAAGTGCAGTAATTGTCGAGACCCCGTTCCTGAAGAGATAGAGGCTCTCTACATTCTGCACAACTGGGAGGTAAGGGAGCGAGCATGACTGAATGGTTCAAGAACCAAGAAGGAGATGTTACCCATTTCTGCCTGGGAGTACCAACAAACGAGGAGGTAATCGACAGGTTCACAGAGAAGGGTGTGTTCGGAAACATCAAACATAAGGACACAAGCACCAAGCTGAGCATGTGGTTTCATCCAACCACACTGGAAGAAGGGACGCCCGTGTGCCGAGCGTGTGGTCTAAAGAAACCAGAAGATGCTGAGTTCGTACTAATGGGAGAACCAAATGACAACCGCTGAATTCATCAACAAATGGAAGGCAGGTAAGCTGGGCAGGAAGAAGCAACACTCCGGTTATCGTGTGCTGGACGGTGACCACTGTTCTTTACTTGTTAGAGCGACAAGACGCCGGCATCGCCCAACTGGGAGTGAGCTTCTTGGCATCAACTTCGGACATGGTATCTGTCTGTTCACTTCTAACGTTAGAACTCTTCGGAGAGTTGTCTTTAAGGACTTGACTAAGCCTATGCCTGTCGTTACAAACACTATCTTGAAGGAGGATGACGAGAAGATACTGGAGTCCGGCATCATTGACATGACCGATGACTATGTGCTACTGGAAGTTGGTGAAACACCATGGCTCATAGGCCATGACCCTGACTTCAAAGAGTTCGATTCATTCAAATACAACATGGCTGTCTCAGTTCCAAGGAGAGTACAAAGTGTGGCGCTGGCTATTCCTCTTTGCAAACCAGAGAAGGACCAGATTACAGGAATAGATCTCTTGCTTAAAAGGATGCCCTCTGACTTTGAACCTCAATTCCTGTCGTCAAAAGACATAGAGATACTAATGAATCCGCCGAAGCCAGGAGACTTCGGATTCAGCCTGACAGACTGCAAAGTTCGATCAGTGTATACTGATGGCGATACGGTGGCTATACCGTTGCAGCTTGATTCTTACGCTGCAAAGTCATTCCAAGGTAAGGAGTATCTAAAGAAGGTTCAGAGGTACAATGTAGCGACGACGCGACTGAAGAAGTACGTACCGTCAAAATGGGAGGATATTGAAGTAGATGATGGTGAAGGAAAAATCGTCATCGACTTTAGAAACAACCAAACCTACGTAAAAGGCACGGTCACTGAGAAATGGGGTCCTCGTAGCTTCACCGTCAATGGATGGTACCAAGTTCTCGGAAAGTCTCCGTTTGTAGGAATGAAGGCAAGTAGATGAGGCTGCAAACATCTTCACATCTAGCATATGAGGACATAGGAAGGAACCAAGTGTACCTCACAGACGAGGAGGAACAAAGCCTAGTCAAAGAATACAAAGCACGAATGAATGAACTGTACCGCTACATCCTGGCCAGAAAACAATGCCTCCAATACTTCATCAATAAGTACAGAGAAGTGGTGGCATCTGGTCGGTCTGTCGCCAAGCTGAGCGCCGACTACAATCCTCGAAAGGCCGGAGTGAACAAGCGTATCGAAGAACAATTCAAGCTGGCGCTCGACAAGAGCAAGAACGGAAGCATCACGAAGGATGTGCTGTTGAAGCTGAACCTATCGTATGATGTCTATGCTGAAATGGCCCAGCACTTGAGACAAAGTGCCAAGCTAACGGCGTTGCGGACCGAGATCAGCAGACTAGAGAACACTTTGTTCTGCTCTATGCTGCTGTCTACGCAAGAGCTAGCCAAGAAGTACGCCTCCAATCTACTTGGGATAGACGAGGCAGACGCCGGGCAGCAGGTAGGTATCTATATGCTGGATAGTGTGAGGAAGTACGATCCAAACTATCGCACACCAAGCGGGTATCGGATCAAGCTAATGACCTACGCTTACAGCAGAGCAGAGAACCTCCTGAAGGAATGGATACTGACAAATAGCAGGCTCGTCCGTGTACCTCGCTCCAAGATGGAACGGATCTTGATTATCGTCAAGGCGTATGATGCCCTGGTTCCAGACAACATCAATCTATTCACATTGGCTCAAGAGTCCAACAAGATCCTGAAGGACAGGAAGAAGCTAACACCTAAGCACGCCTTCACCGTAGAGGAAGTAGACAAGCTGCTGAAGATCCTGATGAGTAACTACGTCCACCTAGACCAACCGTACCGTAGAGATAACAGGTCTAGCGTAACTACCATCGGCGAGATGCTAAGCAAGGAGCAGGCATCTGTTGATGAAGCGATCGAAGAACGGGAGCGTAAGGATCTGATGTTCAAGCTGATGGAGGATAACCTAGAGGACATTGAGTTTCAAGTCATCATGCTCCGCTGGTTCTATGAGGATTCGGACAAGACACCCACACCACTAACGGACGTTGGGAAGTTGCTCGTCTCGGAGTATGGTGGCACCGAGTACAGCAGAGAGAGCGTTCGTCTGATTGAGAAGGCTGCCATTACCAAACTGCGGGAGATCAAGGAGGTACAATCACTATGGTTGAACTAAGTACGCTGCTCATCATCTGTCTGATTGTTTCGATTCTTTCTGTGATCGGGACTGTCGGATTCTTCCTACTGCTGAGCACATACCTTAGCGTAAAAAGTAAGAAGACGGAAGAATCTGAGGAGCCTAGTGGTCAATACATCATCCCACTGTCCGGCCTTAGCCAAATGGCTGGTCAGCCTATCACTCAGGCTGATATTGACAGAGCAAGAGATGCCATCCTCCGTTACCGAGGAGGTGGTGGTGAGAAGAAAGAAGCATACGTGCCCAACGAAGGGAGTTACATCTGATGCCTTACATCAAACCGAATGATCGAGATTTGTTCGATGATTGGATTGGCTACCTTGGTGATAGCCTTGAAGAAGAAGGATGGATTCCAGGGCATGTCAACTATGCCATCAGTCGTCTTATTGGTAGGTGGTTTAAGAATGAGTCTCGTTATCATACCATCGCTGAGATCACAGGTGTGCTGGAGAACGTGAAGCAAGAATTCTACCGAAGGGTAGCGACTGAGTATGAAGATGCAGCCGTAGAAAAGAACGGAGACATCGTGGAGTATCGAACGTGAGAGCGAAACATAAGCCGCTGATGGAAGTGAATGGGTGGATGTTGGTTGACGAGAAGGAGGTCAGTCAAGAACAGAAGGAACTTACCGAAGGTGAGATGATGCTGTCATTCATATGGCATGAGTGTGAGGCTCTGCGTTTTGAGTTTACGGATGAGGAACTCGACAACCAAGAATCCGAGGTCAGGTATTTAGATGCCGAGGACAGCATCAAGGGCAAGTGCTGGTTCTGTATGGCCGACGCTCCACCTGAGCTGCACTCTGTATGGATGATCCATAACATGGACATCATCCCTAGATTGAGGCTACCAGCGGATGACCAGTCCTCGTGGTCTCCGAAGTACGTCAAAATGAGGCTAACTGACATTGAACGGAACAAGGATGAGGCCATCAAATCAGGACATTGGAAGGACGATGACGATGGGTAGACCTAAGGTGAACAAGCGGAGGCAGAAGCGGACCAGCTCCTTCTTGACCAAGAGCCTAGATGAAATCAACGCCGAGATCAAAGCATCATACCGGACAGTAACAGCCACCGACATGCGGTGGGGCACCATACCTCAGGTCACTAAGGCTGATGCTGAGGATTGCTTCATGAACTACAAGGGTCGCTGCGCCTTCTGCAACAAGGCGCTGAGCTACCTTGGTAGGGAGAGCCACACTTCAGCCCGATTGATGTGGTATGTGCCTCTTGATGTGGGTGGCGAGGCGAGGCCGGACAACTTGGTGGTTGTGTGTGCTGAGTGCAAGCACGGCTACCGCACCACCCGCAAGTTGAGGGAGGACACGCAGGGCCTTGACTCCTTCGCCGACGTGTGCGTCGAGTTATACCGTGCGGTGCTAGAGAAGAAAGGACGGAAGACCATCGACCGGCTGAAGGCTAGGCTGAACATCAGGCTGGCCGACGTGGCTACGTGCATGAGGTATGTGATTGACGTGGACACCGAGCCGGAGGAACCCGAGACTCTCATCGAAGGAGTGAACACCATCCCCGACATGCTTGAGGAGCTGGCAGACGGGTTGTACTCTGAGGAGGAACAGACCAAGCGGATCACCAACCGGGTCAAGAAGATGGCGAAGACCAAGCAGTACCGAATCATAAGGAAAGAATCAGAATGAAGTTTGAATTCGATAACACTGTGTGTCTAGCGAAGCCAGAGAACACAGCGGAGATAACAACACTGGCGCTTGTGCGTTCGAGAGCCAAGGTCATGGCTCCTGGTGCGAAGTACATGTACAACCACAAGCTGTACCTCCGCACCAAAGGCAAGCAAGGCTGGGATGGTAAGACCAGCATTATAAGTGAGATTCACCCGGTAACAGGTGGACAGTTTCCCACTGGTATGTTGCCGTTCGTTTACGATCAGGTAATCCAGGCTATCCCCAAGAAGGACGTGTCCTTCAAGGATCTGAGGGTAGTGTCACCTCAGATCCAAGGGGTGCACACCGTGCCGCTCAGAGGGTACCAACAAGAAGCCCTCGACACAGCCTTCGGCACCGAGTTCGCCGGGATGCCGTGGCCTCGTGGTGTGCTGAAGATAGCCACGGGTGGAGGCAAGACGGAGCTGGCTGTGGCTATGTACGAGACAACTAAGATGCCCACCGTGTTCGTGGTGCATCGGAAGCACCTCGTGAAGCAGGCAATAGATAGGTTCAAGAAGTACGGTATCACGGCGGGGCAGGTAGGTGACAGCGTGTTCACTCCCGATCCGAATGGTATTACCGTGGCCACAGTACAAACGATCCACAACATCCTGAAGCAAGGAGACATGGCGAAGATAAGTCAGTTCATCAAGGCACGCCAGTTGTTCTTCGACGAGGCCCACCTGTGTGCAGCCAAGCTGGACAAGGGTAACCAGTTCATCATGCTCAGCCGCCAGTTTCGCCACGCCATGATGCGATGGGGGCTGACAGCTACTCCGTTCATGAAGGATCAGTACAGCAACCAGCTATTGATGGGTGCCACGGGTGACATCCTAGTTGAGATCACCAACGATACACTCATCAATGCCGGGCATCTGACCAAGCCGAAGGTGACCATCATCAAGGTGGGTGAGGTGCCTGGACCCAAGAGCTGGCCGGAGGTCTACGATTCCGCAATCGTATTGAACACGGATCGGAATTTGCGAATCATTACGGAATTGCAGAAAGTTCCTACCCCGGCAATCGTCATGTGCAACAGGGTGATACATGCAAACATCCTATCTAACATGGCGAAAGATAAGGGGCTATTCCTTCCTGTCATACAGGGTAGTACCAGTACCAAGGACAGGGCGGCAACTATCGCCGACTTGCAATCCGGGAAACTAAAACATATAATAGCTACAACAGTGTTCGATGAGGGCATGGATCTGCCGGAGCTGAGGTCAGTCATACTCGCTGGAGGCGGGAAGTCCAAGGTCGCCATGCTGCAACGCATAGGCCGGGGGCTGAGGCGTGCCCAAGGCAAGTACAAGTTCTCCCTCATCGACTTCAAGGACACAAGTGGTTGGACACTGAAGCAACACTCCAAGGCCCGCAAAGAAGTATGGCTATCGGAGGGCTTCGACATTGAGGAGATAGAGTAATGAAAATGAAGGTATTGGGATTTGGATTGATCTACGTGATGTGCGTTGGTCTGCTGTTTGCATGGGTTGCAAATAGTTATGAGACCAAGACTCTGGACGAGGTGGTGGACAGACCGCCGCCCGTGGTCCACACGTTCGTGGACAAAGAGCATGGGGTCGTGTGCTACTGGCTGGACCACCACCGCAACGTCACATGCGTGAGGATCAACAAGGAGAAGTAAGATGAAGAAGCTGCTGTCTAATGCGTCAACGAACCCGAAGACGGCAAAGCAACTGAAACACTTCGCATTTGAGGGAGTGATCCAACACCTGACGCCGGACAAGCTGGCCGATAAGAAACACACTGTGTGTCCCTGGTCTACGCCAGGGTGCCGTGCTGCGTGCCTGAACACATCAGGCCGCAGCCAGATCAAGGGAGGCTTGAACACCAAGAATCTTAGAATGTACCAGATCCACAGAGCACGCATCGGTAAGACGCTGGAGTTCATCAACAACACCACGGCATACATGAATCAGCTTGAGAAGGAGCTACTCAACCTAGAGCGGAGGGCTGGTAAGAAAGGATATACCGCTGTGGCTAGGCTGAACGGTACAAGCGACGTTCCGTGGGAGAGCTACCTTATCTTGGAGAAGTACAACATCCAGTTCTATGACTACACCAAGAGCATCGCAAGGATGAGGAAGTTCCTAAAGAAGAAGTGGCCAGCCAGGTGGCCAGCCAACTACCACCTGACGTTTAGCTACTCTGAGCACACTAAGCCGGAAGAAGTGAAGGAGATCGTTGAAGCCGGTGGCAACGTGGCCGTAGTGTTCAGGAAGGAGATCCCTGCTGAGTTCATGGGTCACAAAGTAATTGATGGCACGACCCATGACTTCAGGTTCTTGGATCCGATGGGCTGCATCGTGGGGCTAGTAGCGAAGGGGAGAGCTAAGTATGACACAACAGGATTCGTTGTATGAAGAACGAAGACGACTACGAAAGGAATGGGTCTTCCCCAAACGTTGGGGAAAAAAACGAATCTGGAAGTGGGTTGTGGACATGGCAACCCGGCCTGATTATCTTCGGTATGGACCCCAAGTTCGGCACAATGACGGAGGTAGAGATGTCTACAAACAATTCGCATTTGACAGCTATTACACGAAAGAAGCTAAGCCTTCCCATTCGGGAGCGGCTACTGGAAGAACTAAGCAATCCATGCATGCGTCGCCTCGACTACGGGTGCGGCAAGGGGTTCGACGCCAACGCCCTCGGCATGTTCAAGTACGATCCGTACTACGCACCAGACGAACCGCAAGGAACGTTTGACTACATCTACTGCGGGTACGTGCTGAATGTGCTTAACCCACGACAAGGGCAGGCTGTGATCGACCACATCCAAAGCCTACTGAATAGAGGGGGCCGTGCGTTCATCGTTGTGCGTCGTGACTTGAAGAAAGAAGGCATCACCAAGGCCAACACCTACCAGCGGACTGTGAAGCTGGAGGGAGCGTGGCCCTCGGTGGACACCAAGAAGTACGCTCTGTATGAAATCACCAAGACCATGGACGTGAAGGTAAAATGACACGCAGAGCAATGAAGAAGTGGTCGAAGACCCTCTGGCCAATCTGCGGGGCGAACGGTCGCATGGCCATACCCAAGATCGACTGCACACGCAGAGGAATGGAGAAGTGGTCGAAGACGCACCCTCCGTTTCACTGGGCCTACGATGGGCTCAGCGGAACATCGAAGCGACGCTACTTCTTCAACAAGAAGAGGTGGATGCTTTCTCATTATAATAGGTGCATGCGCCCTAAAAATGCTAGGATGATAGATCTGCTAGACTGGTACGCCGAGAGGTTGTGGAACTTCCTAGTTGACGTTAAGGAGAAACTCTGTGAGTGGTAAACGAGGACCGAAGGACAGACAAACACGCAAGGACGCAGGGATGGCTGCGAGACACTTTGGCCCTGCCCCCGTGCCCAAGGGATTCGACGAGGAGCTGATGAAGGAGAAGGACTACAACGGGACCAAGCACCTGATGGACGTGATGAAGCCCATGCTGGCCGAGGTCTGCCATAGTGTGGACAAGGTGGAGTACCCTGTCCTGGCCACACCCAAGATCGACGGCATCCGCTGCCTCACCACGGTGGGCGGGACGCCAGTATCCCGCAGCCTCAAGGACATCCCCAACACCTACATCCGGGAGCAACTAGAAGCCTGGGGTATGGAGGGATTGGATGGTGAGCTGTGGATCAATGGAGCCGAGGCTTTCGGTGATGTTTCCAGTGCGGTGATGAGGGTAGAAGGTGAACCTGACTTTGAGTACAAGGTCTTCGACATCTGGGACAGGCCGGACCTGAGCTACCGCCAGCGCATAGTGCTGATGCAGCACAGGCTGCGCCCGCCTCGTCCACCTTGGGTGACGTTGGTGATCCCTCAGGAGTGCTACAACCCAGGGGGCCTGATGGCCTTCTGGAGTAAGTGTGCAGATGAAGGGTATGAAGGTGCCATCTTCCGTGACCCTGAGGGTGGGTACTTGTTCAAGCGGTCCACCCGTGGAAAGATGTGCAAACTCAAGCTGTTCCAAGATGATGAGGCTGAGATCATTGGGTACCACGAGCAGATGCACAACGCTAACCCTGCCAAGAAGAACAAGCTGGGCAGGACGGAGCGATCCAGTGCCAAGGCCGGGAAGGTACCGACAGGGAAGCTGGGGAAGTTCGTGTGCCGTGACCTCAAGACCAAGATCGAGTTCGAGGTGGGCACCGGGTACACCGACGCCCAGCGCAAGGAGTTCTGGAGGAACCGGGACGTGCTCATTGGGTCCATCTTGAAGTACAAGCACCAGCCATCGGGGGCGCTGACAAAGCCCCGGTTCCCGGTGTTCATCGGGTTCAGACACAAGGACGATATGTAATGGCAAAGCTAGGATACTCGTGCACTCTAGAAACGAAATTGATTCGTAGGAATCACAAGATCACATTCAGAGCAGGGATAAGCGCCAAAAGCTTGATAAACCTGCTAACGAAAGTACCTGAGTCTTCGACGGTAATAGAGGTGATTGACGACATTGATGGAGATGGCTGGGTTAGCTCCATCGAGTTCATTGATGAAGTGAAAGATACCAACTAAGGAGTTGTGATGGCCCGCATGCAACTTGATAAGGACTGGACTGTCTATTCTTCTGATGGTACGCCATGTTATACCTGCTTGTTGTGTAATAAGTGTGACTATTGTTCTTGCTTGGGAACGTGTGGATCTTGTAAAACAAAAGTACCTGCATATGTTATGGGTTTTATGAAACTTATTCAGTGGGAGAGATGATGATGTCATTCAGAAAGTACGACCATGTTGAAAGACTAGGTCACGATAAGGTCGAGGCTATAGAGATCGGGAATGTGTACGTGTTCCCCAAGCTGGATGGTACGAACGGCAGCGTGTGGTTCGATGGTATCGAGTGGCACGGGCCTAATGCTATCAGCGGGCACAACGTCAAATGTGGCTCTCGGACTAGAGAACTGTCGGATGAGAAGGATAACGCTGGGTTCTTTCAGTGGGTCCACGCCCCGGAGAACAACAAGAAACTGTTGGATGTGGCCATCAATGGTAGTCACAACTGGGTTATCTATGGTGAGTGGCTAGTGCCTCACACCCTGAAGACATACCGTGAGGATGCGTGGCGCAGGTTCTACGTGTTCGATGTGTATGATAGAGATAAGAAGAAGTACCTGCCCTACGATGAGTATGAGCCCATCATTAAGGCGGCAGGGTTGGACATCATTGAACCACTGTGTATCTTCTCTACCCCTAGCCATGAGCAGCTACACCGTGAGGCTGAGCTGAACACATACCTCATCATGGATGGGGCCGGGGTTGGCGAAGGCATCGTCATCAAGAACTACGAGTGGAGCAACTGCTTCAATGAGCAGCCGTGGGCCAAGATCGTACGTAACGACTTCAAGGAAGAGAACCGTCGAGCCTTCGGTACCACCGAGAAGGGTGGGGAGAAGCAGGTAGAGGGAGAGATCGCAGAGGAGTTCTGCACCAAGGCCCTGGTGGATAAGACTCGGGCCAAGATCCTGGCTCAGCTAACGGACGAGGACGTGAACGAAGGGCGTGAGCCAAGTTATGGAGATCAGTACTACGACGCACTGTACTTCACCATGTGCCGGGAACGAGAGAAGCGGGTGCAGGAGCGGCATCGAGCGAAGCTGATCCCCCGCCTGCTGGGTACCGTGTACCACGAGGTGATCGAGGAAGAACTGTGGACAGCTCTGCGAAAGCACAAAGACCCCACCATAAACTTCAAGAAGCTGCGAAGCCACTGCATCATTCTGACGAAGCGGTATGCAGCGGATCTGTTTTAGAAAAGGAGGAGCAATATGGCAACAAACTTTGACGAAAGGGTGTTTCTATACGCCCTGTCATCTAGACCGGAGGATGCAAAACGGTTTGCAACCACGTTCAAACCAGACTGGTTGCACACCACTGAGTTCATTCCTATCCTGGCTGAACTCTATGCATTCACCAGAAAGCACGGGGAGCAGCCGTCGATAGATACGCTGCACCGTGTGTTCAAGGACAAGGACGAAGAGGCGTACAACCTGCGGTACAAGGCGGCGCTTGACAGCATCACCGAGACGATACCGGACAGGAGCACCATCATGTACACCCTGGAACAGGCCAGGGATACGGGAGTGGTGCGGGACTTTCAGGAGCTGACCAACGATCAGACATTCCTGATGAAGCAGGCGGACCTTAACGGTAGTAGCCTGCTCCGATCCCTACACACCTTCTTCAATCGGCACGGTGAGATAGGCACCGACAGGACGATGGACCTGAGGCAGGCGGTTGAGCACCTCGTCCACTCCCACGGGTTCATGCCCGAGGTGGTGCGTATCCCTACAGGGATCGACGTGATCGACGACTGGACAGGCGGGGGCTTGCGGACCAAGCAGCTCGGCATCGTGATGGCCCCAACAGGGGCGGGCAAGTCGAGCGTCCTCATCGTGATGGCCCACAAGATCGCTGAGCTAGAGCAGAAGCGGGTGTGGGTGGTCACCAATGAGCTGACCATCGAGGAGCAGACAGAGAGGATGCTGGCCCGCATCACAGGCACTGACCTCACCCAGATCATCGACGACCCTGGCATTGCGTACAAGGGCCTGGGTCGCCACTGGAGGGCGGACCTCCACGAACGCATCCGGCTGACTGAAATCAACCGTGAGGTAAGCGTGGACGACATTGAGGCCGAGATGATGAAGTGGGTCAACCTGATTGGGTGGAAGCCGGACGTGCTGATCCTCGACTTCATGGAGAGGATGAAGCCGTGCGATGCTGGGTACGCCAGGGACAAGGAATGGAACTGGCTGGGTGCTATCAGCCGTGACCTGTCCCGCTTCGCCAAGCGGCACAACATTCTGGTATGGACAGCGGCACAGACCAACAGGTCCGGACTGGAGAAGGGTGCCAAGATGGGGCTGGAGATGGCACAGGCATCGACCAAGCACCTGCAAGAGGCGACCGTGGTGATCGGCATGACCCAGTACGACATTGGGGACGACAAGGTGGGGATGGAGTTCTCATCCCTCAAGCAGAGGCACTCTCGGCGATCTTTTCGCCCTGTTGTGGTAGAATGTGACCTCAGCAAGATGTCCATCACGAATACCGTATATGAAACGGAGACTTACGATGACACCAGCGTTCCTGAGGTGGCTGACAAGAAGGCTAAAACGCCACGACAGCGCCAGAAAGAGGCCCAGGCTAAGGGTAGCCGGGCATAGGGACTTGCAATTCTCGGAGAAAAAACATATAATATAGTAGAGGGAGAGAGGGATGGTAACCAAACTCCTGACATACACCTCAACAGAGGGAGGATCATATGAGAGCACTGAAGGGGTTAGACGTGCTAGAGGCACCAGCTTACCCTGAGAATGGTAATACCATTGCCGGACTCTGAAAAGCCGTAAACTCGAACCAGAACAAACCTGAACCGTAAAATAGTAGAAGAAGAAGAAGAAGAAAAAGAAGATGATGAAAAAGTCAAAGACAACGTCAATGACCTTGTTCCGTAGGAACATCATCATTGGTCCTAGGTTTCCTTACAGGTATTACTGTGAGTGGAACCGAGACATCTCAGCCCCCTCCAGCTCGGTCGCCGCCATAGGCACCAGTGGAGGGGGCATTTGTTTTCAGGAGGCGCCATGTTGAAGGGAGTAAAGTACCAGGGATTCAACGGGCCCCCGGAGCGCGGGGTCTATGTCCTTGACGGGACAGATGGGGACGATGGGTACTACATGGGAGATTGGCGCATAGACGACCCCACCAGACTTTACCATAGGCACCCATGTGAGACATACATTGGGCTGGTGGGAGAAGGCATGGTAGAGTACGATGTGACTGATGGGGTATGTTGGAAGTGCATGTCCCAGTGCCCTGGTGAGATCCAGTTTGCTCATAGGCTCCGACAGCTATGACTTGGCCTGTCCGTTGCGGCGTGGAAGGGCACGCATGGGCGCAGGACGCGGCGCGTCGCGATCCAGTCAGTCCTCCCGAATCGGGAGGAGCCGGTGTCGAGTCCGGCCAGCGGGCAGGTTCAATCCTTACGGAACCACACGGGAACCACGAAGTGAGTATGAACCCTAAGAAAGTGATTCAAGACCGACCCCCGAACTTCAGAGAAGATGGGAAGCTGTACTTGGTTCGGTGCTTCGTCTGTAACCGGGAGAATTGGGCGATGCTGGTCTCTAGTGGCCAGTGCGCTTGGTGCGGGTGGAAAAAGAAATGAACCCTAAGAAAAGGCTAGTAGTTCCTTGCATTGGGTGCAATGGAAAAGCTATGATTTCAATTGCAGCATTTCGGTGGGGGACATATTGCTCGATCGGTTGTATGATGAACACGCTCCACCGCGCCGCGCGGCGGCGCAAGACTAAACGCTTCTAAAGGAAAGGAGAAAAACTGATGGGATTGTTTTCATTGATTGCTTGTGTTCTAATTACGCTCAAGGCTTTTGGTCTGATCCCGATTGGCTGGCTGCTGTGCTTCACCCCATTCCTCGTGGACATCGGGCTGTTCTTTGCTACCGTGGCCGGAGGCTTCATCTTCGCCAAGAAGGTTGGTCGAGGGCTGGAGGATGCTTTCGAGGATACGAAGCGGGACTTCGGGCGTCCGGCAAGGGTCCGAAGAAAGACTGCTGACTTCCCTCATGGTGTGAACCAGGAGGTACATGGTGTGAACCAGGAGGTATGGAACAGGGTGAAGGATCGGGTCGGATGAGTGGAGCATCAGCTATTCTGAGTACCTGTATTGGAGTAATCATCGGTTGCTTCCTGCGCAGGGAGAACCGGGAGAAGTTCAAGTTGTGGTCCCTCAGGAAGACAGAGCCGTGGCGTGAGGAGCAGGCCAGCTTGGATCTGGCATGGCGTGTCTTTGCCAGGGCTCACAACAAGGCCGGGCACCGACCTCTCTGCTCTTACGATGGGTGGGAGAAAGACCTCGATCCCATGGAGAAGGTGGATCTGTACGAGTTCCCGAATGGTGACCCTAATGCCCCGCCTGATTGTTTAGAGGTGAAGCATGGCTGAGTTCTTTCTGAGTCTGGGATTGCTTGTCCTCATCCTTACTGTGGCCGTCGGTGTCGCGGTCGGCGTCGGTGTGGGTGTGCCAGTCGGTAACGCCGTCGGAGTCGCGGTCGGCGTGCTCGTCGACGTCGCGGTCGGAGTCGCCGTTGGCGTCGCTGTCGCGGTGGCCGTGGTGGTGGCAGCAGGGGCCGGAGCCCTGGGTAGCTGGGCGGGGGATAAACTGTACGATTGGTGGAAAAGGAGTATCAAATGAGAGAGCTAGAGTTTGACGAAGACAAGTCTATTGCGGCAGGTATTGCAGGAGCGGAGCGAGCGTACAAAGCAACCACTCAGGAGTGGAGAGACAGGACATATGAAGTTATCAAGAACAAAGTCACGGTCAACTTGCCCGAGTGGCATGTAGATGAGGTGTGGAAAGCTGATCCGTCACTCATGGATGGTACTGATTTAAGGGCTATCGGTGGCGTACTACGTAAGGCTGTGAAGGATGGACTGATCGAGAAGATCCCATGCCCTACTTGCTCACGATACAAAGTTGGGCGTTCGTCTCGTGTGGATAACAACGGTACGTTTGGTACGATCTGGCGATCCGTCAATTATAAGGTCAAGTAGCAATGCCTGTGTATGAGTACCGATGCGACGAGGGTCACGAGTTCGAGGTGAATCAGCGGATCACAGATGACCCGCTGACCGAGTGCGTCGTGGAAGATTGTGGGGCCGAGGGCGTGGCCGTGTGTGGTGAGCCTTGCCACCGGCTGATCTCCACAGGCACCAACTTCAAGTTCAAGGGTGGCGCACCCACCCCGAAGCACTACAGATAGGAGCTATAATGATCTGCGGAATTTACTATTGCAAGACAGTTCTTCTACCCCATGAAGACAAGTTTTGTGAGGACTGTATGGAGAGTATGGAACCAGCGATCCGTGCCGCCGTCAAAGCCGAGCGAGAGCGGGTCTGTCTGCTCGTTCGTGACATCGAGTGTAGTTGTCTACCTGGAGATTCCCCGCCATGTGAGCGTTGCTACACATTGGCTGCTATCCGCCAAGCTGACGGGAGCGAGATATGACGCCTGAAGAGATATGCGCGCAGGAGAACCATCCGGCCCAGTTCTGTGAGTGCGAACTCAGCGCCGCCGTCGAAGCTGAGCGGGAGCGGTGGATGAAACGGGTGGGTTTCCTACTTTCAGCGACCCGCATGAGCTTCTGGGTCTTGTCGTGCCTTGCGGAGGGTCACTGTGACTTGTGTGACGACCTCTTCGCTGCCATCCGCCAAGCCGACGGGAGCGAGAGATGACGCCTGAAGAACTGGATACCTTCTGGTCTACGGTGGATGGCGAATGGGTTAGGGTGGAGGAAATGGAGCCGAAGCCGAGCGGGAGCAATCTAGAGAGTTGCGCGAAGCTGCCCTAGAGGTCGTAGGACTAATCGAAGCGTGGGAAGAGGCAGTCAGGCGTATCATCGGGCGGATTCCTGAAACCGGAATAGATCTCAACCGGCTGAAAGCCGCTATCCGCCAAGCCGACGACCGGGAGGAGAAGGAATGCTAGCCGGGTGGGTTGTATTGTTCTTGCTGATTGTAATGCTTACTGCGTTGCCGGATTGAGGAGAGTAAAATGTGGGATGTTTTTGGTTCTAAAAGAAGGAAAGCTAAAAGAATAGCTGCTGCTAAAGTACGGCTGTCCAGCTTTTCGGACAAGAGTCTTATCAGCCTATCTAAGTACTTGGCCTCAAGACCTTGCCCGTTCTTTCGTGACAATGAGTTGGCTGCAACACTCTATGCCATTGCTGAACTTCTGCGTGAAAGAGGAGAAAGGGATGAGTAAACTATGGGAGGCAGTGCGCGAAGTCATATGGGCAATCTGGCACATGGGTGAGGCAGAGATGCAGTACCGGGTGCGTAAGAGAGAGGAGAAAGAGATGAGTGATACTACGTACATGTGTAGAATCTGTGGAGCGTCAGGTAAATCGATACTCCACATGGCTGTCGTGTCAGGAGAGGTAGACCAAGCCTACGAGGGACTATCTCCTGATGAGTACCCCGGCCCGTGGCATTGGGAGATACTGGAACACGATGGTTCCCGTAGGGCCAAGAGTTATGACGAGTTCGATACCAGACAGGAAGCGTGGGACGATCTTAATAACCTGATTGAAGGGGTGATAGAGAGATGAGTGACTTTCAAGAGAAAGAGTACTTCCAGTACCAGCAGCAGAGGTTCGAGGCGGCTCTGAAGTTTGCCACGTGGCTCCCACTGTCTATTAAGGAAGCAATCGAGCGAGCAGATGAACTGATCGCTGAGTTGGAGGATTCGAGGACTAAGAAGTGAGCATCATGAAAGAACTGAGTGCTGAGGAGATAGCGGAAAAGGTCAAAGTCCTGCTAGCTGAATCAGAGGAACCAATGGAGTTGGAGGATATTCTGACTGGTATTGGTTTTAATAACTTCACCCTTGTTAAGGGCGGGTTAGATAAGGTCGGGCTTCCTGAACTCCACACACTAAGTTGCAAACAGATTATTGGTGCTACTGACTTCAATAGATTCCGTGAATCTAATAGTAGTGAAGAGGAGCCAAGCATGAGTCTCGGTGTCAAGCGGGTGAAGACAATTGACAGCTTTGACAAGTTCGGGAGGTTCGAGATCGGAGGGTGTCCACTGCTAAGATACAACCAGCCTACAGTAGCGCCGACATTCGACAGATTCAGGAGCCTACCAGAAGAGGAGCCAAACAAGGTGAAGAAAGACAAGATCATCGTCACCGGGTCTGGTAAGTGTGGCACTTCGTACCTTATGCGTCTGTTCTCGGAGCTAGGTATGGACACGGGGTGGACTTCAGATGAAGCAGCGGCTGCGGTAGAGAAGCAACATGACTTTCCGTTCGAGTGGCCCATTCATATGGGGTCTGCTCCTGGCAGGCCCATGATCCTCAAGCACCCGATGATGGTGAGATGGCTGGAGGACGCAGCGGCTCACTGGAACTGGAACGTTCAATGGGTGTTTGGGTGTGTGCGTGACCCGGAGGCTGTCGCCGCCCACATGTACCAGCAGGAGCAGGATACCCCCAGGCCGGAGATCCCGGGGTACTACGAGCGAGTCCGGTTCTTGAAGTCAGAGGAAGAGATGTCGAAGGAGGACAACCTTGAGTTCCTCCGCATGAGCACGGCTAGCGCTACTGGGGATCTGATGTATCTCGTAGAGAAGATGGAGGTGCCGTTCTCTTTGATCCTGTTTCCTCGCTCAGTGACAGACCCGGAGTACCTATACCGAAAGCTGGTTATTGATGGTCCATTGCCAATTCCGTTTGATGATTTCATGCGAGCGTTTAATGCTGTCGCTGATGCGAAGAAGGTGCATTACTAATGACTGAACGAAAGAGAGCTATGCGGCATAAGGCAACCACAGGGTGCCCTGTTCGGACTAATCCCAAATTGGTGAGACTGATTAGGAAGGTGAGAAATAAGAAAGTCCAGCAGTGGAAGTGTGATTGGTGTGGGTTGTATTGGCTTGAATGACGTGTCTGACCGGAAGCGGAAAATGATCCACAATTGGCAAGCGAGATTGATCTCTATAAGGATAGATCCAAACACGTATAAGCACGTCTGGCATGTGTATGCGTGCACGCATTGTGGAAAGAGTTGGAAGGAACCAAAATGACGCTGAATAAATGGAGATGTCTACATAGACACCACGGCATGAGATTCTTTCAGCCTTCAAATGTATGGTTGTGCGACTGCGGTGAGTCGTGGTACGTCTTGTTAAGGCTTTGGTTCAGATCGACGGTTGAAATAAATTGAGCGTAGATGCATGAGTAAATACAGCAAGGGCGACATACTTCAGTGGATCCTCGGAGCTTTTGCAGTAGAGAAGCGCCAGGGCAACGAGCTGAACTTCCCGTGCCCTAAGTGTGGGCATGAGTCCCATTACTTTAACATCAAGAAGCAGGTTGGGTACTGCCACCGGGCCGGGTGCCACGCCACGTTCGATATTGAGGAAATTATCCGCATCGTTGGGTACCCACCTGAGCTGGCTGGGTACGTTCCTGGGATGGAGAAAAAGAAGAAGCGAGAGGTCAAGGTCAAACTGCCTCGTGGTGCTGTAAGAGTGGGTCCAAACGATGTGGCTGTGTCGGCGCTGGCCGAGCGTGGAGTAACATGGGACTTGATTCAAAAGTTCGACATCCACACCAACGACACACATATCATCGTACCGATCTACGAGAACGGAGAGTTGGTGCAGTACAACTCACGGCGAGTGAACAAGAAGGCTACACATACTGAGTGGTTCTCGGCGATTGATCCTGACGCGTTGCGGTACAAGTACGCATCGGGCCGACCGATCACCGATTTCATTCTCGGGTGGGATGAGTGCAAGATGTGGGATGAGATCACGCTGGTGGAGAACACGTTTGTTTCCATGTGGTTACGTGACTTGAAGGTGACTACGAACTTCGGATCGTACCTCAGCCCTCGGCAGGTGGACATGTTGCTCCACTCTAAGATTCAACGGGTCACTCTCTTGTGGGATGAGGGGGCGGACTCGCAGAAGGCAGTACGGAAACTGAGGAAGGTTGGCATTCCAGCGCGTCGCATCGACATCCTGGGCCAGCCGGATGACTACACAAAACCAGAGATAAAGGAGATGATTAATGGCTAGGAAGAAGGTATTTAAGAAGAGAGAGTGGAAGCCGGTGGTCCCTAAAGGAGAGGAACATAGCTGCGACCAGTGTGGGGAGGACAGTATTATTGAGTGTCCTACTTGCGGGAAGCTGGATGGAGAGAAACCGACCATGTTGAGTAATGGAGTAACCATACTATGTGGTGACTGTTATAAGCTTACTGTTGTTGAGTTCTGGGAGAAGTATGCATGAGTGAGTACCGCATGATGTACTGCATCGGCTGTGACAAGCGCATCGAGAAGCGTCCTTCTGAGGCGTTTAACTACACTGAGACAGCAGATGGGCCGTACTGTGACTTCTGCTGGCACTTCATTATTCGCATCGAAGCGCTGAGTCAGCGTGTCTCAGACCTTGAAACTAACTTCAAGTTGTCTCAACAGTCCGGGTGTGCTGCTTGTTCCAGTGCTGGCAGTGAGGCTGTCAAGCAACTGGCATCCAAGATTGTTAATAGAGTCAAACTCTAGGAGAAACCATGTCGCTGCACAACCAAGTGAAGGACCGCATCAAGATCTTGAGCGAATGCTACGACGTTGAAGATGGGCTCGCAAAGCTGCCCCTTTATGGTGATATGCCAACGATGTATCGCTTTGACTATGAAGGAAGAGGTGACTATGAAGTTATCCTTCCGAAGCTGGAGGCTATCTTCGGTGAGCCTTCATTGATTTGTGAAGATGCAGCGGACAAGACGTTCTACCATGAATACAGCGACGATCACTCATGGGTTCGCTTCTACTTTAACATCAAGAAAACTACGAGCGATGGTAAGAATGTTCAGGTTAGAGGTGTGACTACCAGTGTCATTATTAAGGAGCGGATCTCTGAGTTTAGCGAACTCATTAACACCACGCAGGATCCAAACTCTGTGTTCGCTCTCATGAGTGGGCATGGCGGATTGTCACTAAGATCACTTGGTAAGATCAACCACAACATCGTGACCTCGAACTACTACCAAGAGTCGATCGATGGCTACAACCACATCCTTGGGTGCTACGCTTCGGACTCACCGTGTGGACGGCTCGCCCTGTTGCAGGGCCCTCCTGGCACCGGGAAGAGCTACATGATACGGTCACTGATATCTAACGTGAACTCATTGTTTATCGTGGTGGCATCCCACATGATCTCGGACCTGTCTGGTCCGGCCATCTTGCCTGTTCTGATGGGATGCGTGAACCCGGAAGACAAGAAGCCCATCACCTTCATCCTTGAGGATTCGGACATTGCCCTGTCCCACCGGAAGAACGGTGGTGTGGCTGAGTTGAGTGGGCTGTTGAACCTGGGAGATGGGCTGCTGGGAGAGATGCTGGACATCCGCATCATCGCCACCACCAACGCTGAGCTGCTGGACTTGGACCCTGCGATCACCCGCCCCGGGCGTATGTGCCAGCACATCAACCTCAGGCCCTTTGATCCTGTGAGGGCCGACCGCCTGTACCAGAGCATGACTGGTAAGCCCGCTAGGTTCAAGAAGCCCACCACTTTGGCTGAGATCTATCGCATGGCGCGTGAGGATGGGTGGAAGCCGAACGTTAAGGAAACGTCAAAAGGTCAATACCTGTAAGGAGAAAGACATGACGAATACAAAGTTTAGGGTAAGGCGACTTCCAAGCTACGAAGAGATTGCGAGACAAGTTGTTGAGTGCTGGTTCGAAGACGTTGTGGACGAGACGCTGGGATCGATCCCAGACCTCAGTCCCACGCAACTGCGTCTGCTGCTACACCAGATCGAAGTGGGTGTGATGAGAGGAGGCGAGTGATGCAGAATGGAAGTAGGCTGGGCGAGCACAGGATGCCGAAGGTGCCTGTGGAGTCGTGGATTCTACTGGCCCTGGTTGTTGCGTTGATGCTATGGGCACTCTGAGGACAGCCTGGACGATCTTTAAGTTGAAGGTCGTGACGGCCCTACTCAGGCCGCTGTTGCAGGCTCATATCAGAGAGCTAGAGAAAGAGCAAAAGAAAACAGAACTGCAAAGGATTAAACGTTTCGAGGCCGTACTACGGCAGGAAAAGGAGAATCACGAAGATGAACTGTAAGGCTAAACCGGAGTGCAAGCTGGGGGAGTTGACCCGTAGCCGACAAATTGCTGGTGGATGCGCGTACAACGTGCCTCATGGTGGCCTAGTGCCACAGCCGCTCCCTCATAAGATCATGGTGATCGCCAAGGCCCCAGATCCACGGGACGGACAGCTCATTGGGAACGGTAGAAACATTGATAAGCTGAAGGATCTCCTTTCTCTGGCCACGATAGACCCCAGGGAGGTCTACGTCACTGGGCTGGTGAAATGCGCCCCACCCCGGCGACCACCCTCGGTGCAGGAGATCAAGACGTGCATGCCTCATCTGGCTCAGGAGCTACGGGATGTGGACCCGGACGTGGTGGTGCTCATGGGCAACGACGCTCTCCGGGCCTTCAACCTCATGGGTGAGGGTGGCATAAATGCCCTGCACGGACAGATACTTGAGAGGAAGTTCCCCCATGACCCCACCCTCACGAAGACATGGAAGGTCGTGGTGACCACCGACCCCAATGCCCTGTTCATGAACCCGGACCCCAAGCTTGAGGGCACCATCGTCAAGGACTTCCGGGTGGCCAAGAGCGTGGTGAGGGGATGGAGCGTAGCTCAGGACGCCCCGCCTACCGAGTATAAGCTGATCGATAGTGTGTCGGATTTGATGTGGATGATTAGTAGTATCAGAGAGAAAGGTGTCTTTGCTTTTGATACGGAGTCTCGGTCCCTGCCATGGTCGAGGGAGCCCATGATCTGCGCCCAGTTCTGCTGGGGCTACGATACTGGATATGGCCCTACGACAGCGGTACTGCCATTTTACAACCACGATCCAGACGGGACAGACTGGAAGCTGAAGGCTCGGTGGTCTGCTGAGGAGAGGACAGAGATCACAGCTAGGCTGAAGGAGTTGTTCGAGGATCCCAACATCCCCAAGATCGCACACAACATCAAGTACGACATGTGTGTGCTTCGCAAGCACCTTGACGGGACCAGAGTCAACGGGTTCTTGTTCGACACCATGCTCATGCACCACCTGCTGTGGGAGTACCCGCCCCACGACCTTGAGTACCTCGCTGATCTGGAGCTGAATACTGGGGATTACAGTAAAGAACTTCATGACATCGTAGGCAGGGGCAAAGTCTTGAAGGCTACCTACGACAACGTGCCTGACTCCATCCTCCACCCATACGGTGCGAAGGATACGGAGAACACGTACCGTCTGATGATGACGTACTTTCCCCGCCTCAAGGCGCAGGAGAATCTCTGGGAGCTGTACCAGAAGGAGGTCCATCCATTTATCCGCACGTTGTACAAGGCTGAGTGGTATGGGGTGCGGCTCGACAAGGACGTGATCGACAAGCTCTCGGTTGAGTTTGATGGAGATCAGGAGAAGCTGCTTGCGCACCTCAAGAGCCAGACGTGGCCGGAGTTCAACCCCAGCGCAAGCGCCGACGTGATGAAATGCATCAAGAAGGCTGGGTACTTCTCTGACATCGCAGACAAGCGCCGGGCCAAGGGATACAGCACAGACAAGACACGACTGCTGAAGTTGGCACCTAAGTTCCCACTGGTTGAGGACATCATGAAGTACCGCAACCTCACGAAGTTGACCGGGAACTACATGAAGAATGCCAAGGAAATGGTGGACCCTGATGGTAGGGCGAGGATTGGTGTCATGATTCACGGCACCGTGAATGGACGTGTGTCCACACGATTCCTCCACCAGATACCACGACTTGACCATGCCAGGATTAAGGCTTGCAAGGGCAACCTTCGTGACATGTTTATCGTGGATCCAGGGTACAAGCTGATCTACGGGGACTACAGCCAGATCGAGCTGGTCACCCTGGCCATCCAGGCAGAAGACCAAGAGATGCTGGAGGTCTTTATGTCTGGTGAGGACATCCACAAAGCCACGGCGGCAGCGTTCCTTGACGTTCCGCTTGAGGAAGTGTCGGAGTTCAACCGTTCGATCGGGAAGAACATTAACTTCGGCAGGGTGTACGGCTCGGTGGACGGGTACGCCTTGATGAAGTTGGCGTGGCAGGACAAGGACGGGAAGGAGAAGCCCATCACCGAAGCGATGGTTCGGCGAGGGTTCGCCTCGCTAGACGCCCAGTTCCCTGCTGCGTCTCGGTACTTCACTGACACGGTAAATGAGATCAGCTCTAACAACGGGATCTACACCACCCGCTTCGGGCGCATGAAGCGCATGGGCACGCTGATGAACGCAAACAACGAGTGGGCACGCCAGGAGGCAGAGCGGCAGGCGGTGAACGGCAGCATCCAGTCACCTGCCAATTCTGTCACTGTACGCTGCCTCAACAATATGGACGCTGCGATCGAGGAGCGAGTCCAGGCCGGGCTCATGCGAGAAGAGGATGCGTTCCTTGTCATTACGGTCCATGACTCTGGTGCGTGGGAGGTAAAGGATGAGCACGTGGACTGGTTCGTTCCCAAGCTGAAGGAAATCTCAAGTCAGCCCATACCGGAGTTGGACGACTTCACCTTCAAGATGAAGGTGGGCGTGGGCAATAGCTGGTCGGAGGCAGAACTAAATGCTGCGTAAATGCAGATGGGTATGGGTCTGTTGTGGTGACTACCCTCCTGTTGGAAACTGTAAGTCTAAGTCTAGACGCACATGGAGGTACGCAAAAGAAGCCCGCCAAGCAGGAGAAAAACACGCTAGAAAAACCAGCCACACAATACAAGTTTATAGAACGTGGATGTGAGCAGTAGCTGGTCGGAGGTAGAGTTGAATGCCCAATAAACTGAAGAGAAACATGGATACGAAAGAGAACCGTGACTTCTGGGATGGTGTTAAAAGAGCATCCAAGGAATACCGGAAGCTGCCGAAGTGGCAGCGAGAACTTATGGAGCGCAGACACGCAGAGATGAAGGAGCAGTGGGACCAAACCCCTACATGCCTCCACTGCGGACAAGAAACGAGAGGCAGGTGCTATTCCTGTTACGGAGGTTGATGTCATGAATACTGGATGGAAATGCCCCAGTTGCGGGGCGTGCTACGCACCTTGGGTAGCGAAGTGTGGTAGCT